TACCTCTACTAAAGAATCTTTAGAAAACTTTTCTAAAACAAGAGAAGACGCAGCTAACAATGTTGGCAATTGGTCTCCGGCTATGACAGGCGTTGATCAAAACACTTATAAAGAAATAATAGGTAAAGAAGCTTATAAAAACTTAGAGTACACTACTGACGGTATATTTTATACCGATGCTGCTGGAAAAAGAACAAATATAAATGATTTAAGCGGTGTTGATACTAGAGCTTCAGGCGCAACAGACGCGCTTTACACTGCTTTAGATGCTAGTGCAAAAGCTGGTGGACAAGGATTAGAATTTACTTTTGATGAAAACGGAAATCCATCTGACTTAAATTCTAGGATGGTTTTAAGAAATGTAAACAACATACTGCTAGACAAGAAATCTGCAGCTGATTTGTTTATAGGTGGTGTTCCTGGTTACGAAGGAGACTTGAGCACAAATCCTTCTTATCAATACATAAACGAACAAGCGTCTTTAGGTAATGCAGATTATACTAGCATGCCTGTAGGAACTGATGGCAACGTAGACTTTACTAGTGACGAATATTTAATGAAACTAGAAGAACTTAAGTCAAACGTGCCTACAGAGTGGTTAAGCGGCTTTGTTATGGACATGATGAAGGACGCTAATAGTGAAGGGTTTGGTAAGTACAACGAAAGCGTAAAAACTAAAAGTGGCAAAGGCAGTGGCTTTGGAGATGAAACAAATTTTGCTGGCTTCTTTACAGACCTTTACAATGGATCAATGATGAAAATACCTGGTCTTGGTCAAAAAGTTCAATACGCAAAATATAATACTGAAAATCAACAAGTAGAAATATACAACTCTGACAGAGCTACGATTGGTGATCCAATGTCGTTAGGTGAGTTTATGGGTGAAGTTGGTGTTCCACAAGACGCTAGACAAAAAGTATTAGACTACTTTACTGGAGCGCAAGATCCTGTATCAACAGAAACTAAAATGAGTCCGAAGGATGAAGAAAGAGTTAGAGATGCTTTTCCAGGAAGCAAAGAGGGTGGAAAGAAAATGAGAGTTGGTAGCAAAAATGATAACGACGACGATGAGGCTGTAGATAAACTAAGAACTTTATTTCCAGATATTGAAATTGATGTTTCAGAGTTTAATCTTAAAGAAAAAATAAGAATAGCAGATAAAGACTTTAAAATTAGAAGTGACGACTTTGATCCTCAGCAAGTTATAGATCACTTAAACGATGTAATGTACGGCAAAAAATCTTCATCTAATAAGGTGGATGACGCATTAAACAAAAAATAAATTATTAATACATGTTTGAACTAAACGGCGTAGAGCTAACATCACAAGACATAAAAAATTATGCTCAAGAAAACGATATGTCTTTTACAGAAGGCTATGAGTTTCTCTTAGGCAAAGGTCTTAAAGAGAAAAGCGTAGAGTCATCTGTTGGCCTTATGGAAAACTTGTTTCCACAAATAGACCCTGTTGAGGAAATAGAAGATGTTTCTTCTGTTAAAGACGCTGGCGTTTGGGCAATGACAGGTATTGTAGACGCTATGGATGACCTTGGGAATATTTTTACTGGTAGCGTGCAAAGAGCTAAGCTACTAGATCCAATAAGTAGAATTAAAAAAGGTACAGCAACAGACGAAGATATTCAACAAGTTCTTGAGTTTAACAAGAATCCAGACATCGGCATGACTGACGAAATACTTAAGCAGGATTTTGAAAGAGAACTAATAGCTGAAAAGTATGGTAAACCAGCCGCGTTCTTTATGACGTTTTTTAAAGAAGGTACTGCGCAGAAATTTCTTCAAAGCACATTTCTTCAGGTTGGCGCTCTTGCAACAGAAAGAGGTAGAGCACAAGCCGCCAAAGGAGCTGGTATAGGAGTTGGTACAGCGGCATCGTTAAACCTTGTCCCTGGTTTAGCGTTTTTACCAGAAGAAATAGCTTCAATACCTATAATGGCGCTTTCAGGAGGTTATGCCGGGATAAGCCAAGCTTTAGAAGTTCAACTTACATTGTCAGAGCTTATTACCGAAGAGCTTTTAGAAAAAGGTATAAATGCTAACGACGCAACAGTAGAAGACGTTAGAGCCATAATGGAAGATGAAGAGGTGTTTAGCGATATTAGAAAGAGAGCCGTAAGAAGAGGTAACACTATTGGAACAATAGATGGTTTTACTGGTATTTTTCTGAAAGGAGCTATTAGAAAAGGTAGAGGCGTTACTAAGCGTAGTATACCTACTAGAAGCAGAACGTCAGGATATTTAGCAGGAAGTGCGTTTGAAACAGGTATGGGTTTAACCAGTGAATTAGCTGGGCAAATAGCAGGTGAACAAGACTTAGACATTACAGCTATACTTGAAGAAGGTTTTATAGATAAAACCATGGCGCCGGTAAGCCTTGCGTCTAACCTTTACAAAGGTCCTGCTACTTACAGCATAAACGGCAAAGAAGGTGATAGTGGAAAAATGTCTGCTAAAAAGTTTTTTAAATACGTAAATAGCTTGTCAGACACAGAGCTTTACGAGCAAATGCCTTTGTTTAAAGTAGAAAACGATAAGCTTGCTAGCAACATATTGAACCAAAGAGTTTACGATGTAGCTGTTGATATGGAAGTTGACACTAGAATTAACGATCCTAAAAAAAGAGCTGAAGCAATAAAACTTCAAAAAGAGCTTAATAAAATAAAAGACAAAAAAGGTGCTACTTACGATAAAAGAAGAAGCAAGTTAAAAGAAAAAATCAACGCAATAGCAGACGAGTTTGCTGACAATGAAGTTGACGTTACTAAAGAACAACAAAATGAAGCTATTAAGCTTGAAAGAAAAGACAACGTAAAAAAGTTAATAAAAAGCGAATCTGAAAAGCTAAAAGAAATGGGTAAAGACCTTGGAGGTCTTGATCTAGACGCTTACGATACGGAACAAGAAATGGTTGACGCCTTTGTAGCTGCAGGCGGTAACATAAACGAAATAAGTAGAGACGCTGACGGTAAGGTAACACAAGAAGCTTTGATACTAGGCGAAAAAATGTTTATCAACATAGATCGCGCTGCTGCAATAGAATCTATAAATCCAGCATCTCACGAGGTACTACACAGAGTAATAGGTAACTCATTTGCAAGCCTTGATGAAGCTACTAGGCTTAAAGTTGCTGGAGGCTTTTTCAACACAATGACTAAGTCACAAAGAAAGTTTGTTACACAAAGACTTAAAGATGATTACAATGTAGACGCTGTTGATGATAGCTTTTTCAAAACTAATCAGGCAGAAGAAATATTTACAGTGTTTGCTCAAGGTATAAGAGATAATGATATTACTTTTGATGAAGGATTGTTTAGTAAACTAGGTCTTATACTACAGGAGTTTCTTAGAAAGTCACCTATATTCAAGGGTAAGTTTAAAGGAGAATTTACCAACGGTAAACAAGTGTACAATTTCTTAAAGCAGTATAATCAAGACATCGAGACTGGAAAGTTTAGTGAAAGAGTAAAAGACTTTGCCGCTGTAGACAGAGCTGAAGGAACTAAAACCGCAGCATCTAACAGACAAATTTCTGATGAAGCTAAAAAAATACAAGCTGAAGTTGATGCTTTAGGCAAAAAAGCTGATGGTAGCAAGATGACCAAAGCAGAGTATGATGCTGGACCTAACATTAAAGCATACGAAGAGCTTATTTCTAAAGGCAAGTTAAGAACATTAATTAAAAACCAACTTGTAAAGCAAGGTATAGACATACAAGCAGAAGACGCTAATGTTAATGGAATACCTTTGCAAGAGTTTTTAGAAGATGTTGAAGGAAGGCTTACTACGGAAATATTAAATTTTAATCCAGATAAAGAAACTACAACTCAAGGTAAGTTTGGACTTTCTGGTTTTATAAACCAAAGAATAATATTTAGAACTGGTGACGTTGCTAAAACTGGTAAGAAGAGAGTTGATACTAAGTCGCTAGATAAAGAGCAAGAGTCTGCAGGCGGAAAGTCTATGGCTGACAACATACAAGATAAAGAAGATGCTAGCTTAGAAGACTTAGAAACAGAAGATTTATCTGCTCAAGCGCAGCAAGACAAGAAGATAAAAGAAGATAAAGGAGAAGCTGGCATATTTTCTAAGCTTAGAAAAAGACTAACCTTAAAAGGACAACCTATACTAGGTGAAAGAACTAACTCTGAGTCTATTGTAAATACTATACTAGTAGAAGTAAGAAGAATATTTGTTTCAGAAAGAACACCTTTGTCTAGCGATAGTTTTTTAGCTAACTTAGAAAAGTCTTTAGACGCAAGATTATTTAAGCTTATAAAAAATGCTTTAGGTACTAAAAAAGCTTACGATGACTTTATAATAGAAAACGCTTCTGAAATAGCTAATCTACCTACTAAGCACTTAGTTGCTTTAGAAAGAGAGGTTAAAGACGATGCTGATCGTATGTTCACTGAGTTTGACAAAAAGCTTACGTCAAAAGAAGATGTTCAAAGAGCTGTAGATCAAGGACTATTAGACAAAGATGCTTTAACTAAAATAGACAAAGGACAAGCTGTTAATCTTTACAGAAAGAAAAACAACATAAACCTTGACAACGTGGTTAAGTTTTTTGACGCACCACCTGTAAACCCTAAGACTAGTAAGCGCAGTGGTTTAAAAGGTACTAGAAAAGATACATTGGCTAGAAGATTTGCTTTTGAGTTAGCTCAAGATGCTTTACCAGAGATCGCTAGCATGCCTGAGGTTGCAGATTACAGAAGTTTAATAGATAATGCTGAGTTTGGTAAGGTTCAAATAAACGAGCTCTCTAGAATGATTAATAGAGAGCCTAGGTTAATGTTTTCAGAAACAAAAGCTTCAGGTAAAAGAGCGCCTCTTACTAACACACAAAAAGCGCTACAGAAAGGCTCAAATATAAGCGTCCCTGTTCAAAATTATCTTGAAAAATTATTGAATGGCGAGCTTAAACAAAGTGAAATTGACGAAAATGACATAAATCAACTATTAGCTAACAAGTTTTTTTTAGAAAGACCGTATGAAAGAATTTCAGACAAAGGAATACTTAAAGACTTGCTAAGTGAAATAACAAAATTAAGAAAGAAAGGTTTTAAAACGCAGAAGATTTACAAAATGTACGAGCAGCACTTTATTGCTTTAGCTAATGCCGTAATGCAAGAAAACTCTGCTATTTCCGCTGATAAGGTTGTTAGAGAAGGAGGTAGACCTGATCTTACGTTTATATACGATAACAGCGGCACTATAGTTGGTGTTGAAATAAAAATGGATACAGCTAGAGGAGTTGCTCAAACAGCCTCATTTAAGCTTGTTAACGATAAGTTTGAAGTTTCTTTTTCAAACCCTAATCCTCAAGACACACAGGCTGAACAAGATCTTCAAAATAAAATGTCAGAAAGGCTTGCGCAATTGCTTGAAGGCATTAGCTTTGACAATGAAAACCAAGGCGTAAGCACTGATGACGCTAATAAATTAAAGCTGATTTCACACACGTTCTTGAAAGATATGCGCGTTGAGATTACTGCTGCTTACATTGCGGCGCACTACAACATGAAAAACTTACCAGAAACATTTATAAACATAGGTAACGCTGGCTTGTTCTATATGCTAGAGAATGTTGTAAAACCTGAACAATCAAAGTTCTACAAAGATAAAGTTAAAAAGCTTGTTAGCGAGGGTATAAGCGAGGCAGACGCTCAAAAACAAGCTCGCAAAGAGTTTGTAGAAACAAGAGAAATAACGATGAGAGTAGCTGAAGCCTTAAATATACCTGAGTTAAAGTCAAATCAAAAATTATACTTAGGCGCTAGACTAATTATTAGTGACGCTAGAAAAACAAAAGGCAACACGCACAGAGTTACGGGTAAAATAGAGCCTCAAATAGATTCTAAAAACTTTGACAAGTCAACGTTTGGAAATCTTTCTAATCCTAAAGACATGGCTAGGTTTGTTGAAGCTTTAAACAATGACTCAGTTAAGTACGGTTCAAAGTCTTCTAACAGAAACCTTCAAAAAGCGGCAATGAATGCTAGGCTAGTAGACAAAAACACTAAAGCCAAAGGTATTAGTATATGGGACTTTGATGACACCCTAGCTCAGACTAAATCTAATGTACTTTTCACTGATCCTAACGGCAAGAAAGGAAAGCTTAATGCAGAAGACTTTGCTAAGAAAGGAGCTGATCTATTGTCAAAAGGATACGTGTTTGACTTTTCAGAGTTTAGCAAGGTAACAGATGGTACGCCTGGGCCTTTCTTCAAAAAGGCTATTGACAGAATTAAAAAGTTTGGAAATAAAGATAACTTCATATTAACAGCAAGACCTGCCGACGCTGCTGGTCCTATTAAGCAGTTTTTAGACAGCTTAGGTTTAGACATACCTTTAGAAAATATAACTGGACTAACAAACTCTACTCCGCAAGCAAAAGCTCTTTGGATAGTAGATAAGGTTGCCGATGGATACAATGACATTTACTTTGCAGACGATGCTTTAGCTAACGTTCAAGTTGTTAAAGATGTATTAGAGCAGTTTGATATAAAGTCCGACGTACAACAAGCTAAAATAAAAGCTAGCAATAGAAGAAGTGTAGACTTTAATAAAATACTAGAAAGAAAAACTGGTGTTCCTTTTAACGAAACATTTTCTAGAGCAAGAGCTATAAAAAGAGGTAAGGATAAAAATAAATTTCAATTGTTTGTTCCTCCAAGCGCTGAGGATTTTGTAGGACTAATATACTACATGATTGGCAAGGGCAGACAAGGAGAACAAGACTTTCAGTTTTTAAAGAAAAACTTAATAGATCCTTTTGCTAGAGCTAGTAGAGAGGTGGATATGGCTAGACAGTCGATAGTGAACGATTGGAACAACGTTAGAAAAAAACATAAAGCCGCGGTTAAAAAGCTAAGTAAAAAAATACCAGGCATGGATTACACTTATGATGATGCTATTAGAGTGTTTTTGTGGGAGATTACTGGTCAAGAAATACCTGGCTTAGATAAAAAAGAAATTAGAGAGCTAAGAGACGTTGTAGTAAAAAACATGGGGCTAATAAAGTTTGCTATGGATCTTAAGCTTATAGTACAACTAAAAGATGGATACGTTAAGCCCGGTGAATCATGGACGGCTGGTAGTATAGCGTCAGATGTTAACGAAGCTGTAAACGACATTAGAAGAAGTGAGTTTTTACAAGAATGGTCACAAAACATTAAAGAGCTATTTACCGAAGAGAACTTAAACAAACTTGAAGCATTGTTTGGAACTACATACAGACAGTCGCTTGAAGACATTCTTTATAGAATGGAAAAAGGTAAAAATAGACCTAAAGGAACAGACGCTGCTACAAATAGATTTATGAATTGGTTAGCTGGGTCTGTTGGTGCTATAATGTTTTTTAACGTTAAGTCTGCTGTTCTTCAAAATATATCTATATTAAACTACATAAACTACACAGATAATAACCCTATTCAAGCAGCTAAAGCTTTTGCTAATCAAAAGCAATACTGGGCAGACTTTGCTTTTATATTTAATTCTGACTTTTTAAAACAAAGAAGATCTGGCCTTAACACACACATCGAGTCTAACGAGCTAGCTTCAATAGCTGCAAACGCGACAAATAAAGCTAGAGCAATACTAGCTTACTTGCTTAAAATAGGTTTTACACCTACTCAAATAGCAGATAGCTTTGCAATTTCAGTGGGAGGAGCAACATTTTATAGAAACAGAGTAAAAAGATTTGTTAGTGAAGGCATGAGTCAAGCAGAAGCTGAAACACAAGCTTTTGCAGAGTTTAGAGAAACAACAGAAGAGTCTCAACAGTCTGCTAGACCTGATAGAATATCGAAGCAACAAGCTTCAAGCTTGGGAAGGTTATTGTTAAACTTTCAAAACTATCCAATGCAGCAAAACAGAATAATAAAGAAAACTGTTTTAGATATGAAAAACGGTAGAGGAGACATGAAGCAACATGTTTCTAGGTTATTGTACTATGGATTTGCTCAAAACATAATATTTTTATCTCTTCAAAACGCTTTATTTGCAATGCTGTTTGAGGAAGCAGAAGATGATGACGAGCTTTTAGACACTAAGACTGAAAGAATATTTAACGGTGTGGCAGACACGCTGCTTAGAGGATCTGGAATAGTTGGTGGAGTAATAGCTACAGTTAAGAATACTTTGTTAATGGCAGACACGCAGCTAAAGAAAGGTAGAAAAGGTGAAGGCGCTAAAGTACTGATAGAAGTGGCAAATCTATCACCATCGGTAGGTAGCAAATTAAGAAAGATATATAAAGGATACAAAAGTGCAGATTGGGACAGAAACGCTATATCAGAAATGCCTTTATACGATTCTAGAAATCCTATATGGAGTATATCTGCGCCAGTTATTGAAGCCACTACAAACGCACCTGTTGACAGAATTGTAAGAAAAATAAACAATATAAGACTAGCTCTAGACTCTAACTACTCTGCAATGGCTAGACTATCGATGTTTCTTGGTGTTAGTCCTTACGAGCTAGGTATAAACCCAAGTAAAGATGTTAAAGACGCTAAGCAAAGAGCAAAAGATAAAAACAAAGGTAAAGGTAATCAGTCTACTTCTACTAAGAAAGGAGAAAAAAGATGCAAAGCTGCTACTAGCTCTGGCCCACGATGTAAAAACATGACGAACAACAAAAACGGTAGGTGTTATGCTCACCAATAATCGTGTAATAATTAATACTATGACACTAAGAATTATTATATTCTTGCTTTTAGTTTTATCTGCTAGTAAATCTGAAGCACAAATTAAAAAAGCTTTTAAGTTTTCTACGTTCTACGTAGCAGCTAACGGAGGAACTTCTTTGTCTGACAGAGATGTATACTCTGTGGATAATAGCATGCTAGTGTATGATACTATATTTACTCCTTTTGACTACTCACTAACAATGGGTATAAGGAAGATCAAGAGATTTCCATACGAAGCTAGAACTCAGTTTAAAGACGGTTTAGAAACTTCGTTTTCTGATGCTGCTAGCGTTGGATTATCTCCGTTTGAGTATTTGTTCGAGCTAGACTATAGAAGACAAGAAGGCGTAGAGTACTTTGATCAAAACCACTTTTTAAGATACGTTAAGCCATTATGGTTAGCTAAAGTAGAGTATTTAAAAGAAGGATTTGCAGATATAGAGTACTTTGAGTCTACGGCTAGACTAAGAATAAACTCTAAGAAGAAACTATCTTTTAATATTGGCGCTGTAAATAGACTAGCAGAGCCATACGGATACGATCCTTTAGAAGAGTGGACTATGTCTACTGGTAATGTTCACTACACGCAATTGGCTATTCAGGAGGGATATAGCATTGATGTGTTTCAATCAGAGTATAAAGATCCGAACGGAAACATTGTTGCGAATAACTCTGCTGTTTGGGAAGAGGTAGTAATACCTACTGTATTGAAAAATTATGTAGATAAAAAAAGAAATCAATTGCCACAACAACTACAAAACTCGCTAGTTATTGGCTTTGACTTCTATCATTATAAGAAAAACTTCTGGTTACATTCATGGGGTAATTTAATGCCATATCATTACGATAACGGCGATCAGTTTTCATATCACAACTTTAACGATGGAGAACAGTGGAACGATTACTCTGGTGGTTTAATATTTGGCTATAAGCTAAACAAAAGCCTAGGATGTTTCATAGAGGGTAAATATAACAAGTACTGGAATAAAGAGTGGTACGATTTTAAAGCAGGGATAAATTACATAATATTTTAACATGGCAAAGGAGTTAAATGAAAACACTAGTTTTAAAGTTAGTGTACAAACGTTAATAGCAATGGGGTTTGGTATGGCAACAGTTATAAGCATGTGGTTTGTTCTACAGGCCGATATAGCTGAGGCAAAAGAATTACCAGTTCCACCGCCACAAGATGTTAGCCGCATGGAGTTTGACATGAAAGATAAGAATATTAGGTTGTCTATTGAAAACACTGAGAAAGCTGTTGATGATTTAAAAGATAGACTTATTAGGATGGAAGATAAATTAGATAAACTTAGATAATGAAAACTATAGCTTTATTATTGTTAATATCTTCAACTGCTTGGGGACAAATAGTAGTAACTCACTTTAATGCTGACTGGAACAGTCCTAACAAGGTAAGTTACATTGGAGATTTAACAGACTGTGATATAGTATACGTTGATATAGCTGTAGCACCAGTGTTACAAGCTAAACACGAGATAGTTGTAGTACCTACGGTTGTTATATTTAAAGACGGAGAAGAAGTAAAAAGATTTCAAGCTGATATATCTTTTAGCATGAAAGCAACAAGAGAGGATATGCAGGAGATAATTGATGAACTAATAATGAGTGATTTTTAAAAAAAATATTATGGCTTACAAAATGAAAGGACTGTCAGGCTTTGGACCAACAAAACCTAAAAGCGTAGTTGCAGCGAAGAAGAAGAAAATAAAAAAAGATCCAACGTTTGAGTATGGCTATGAAGAGTCTGAAAAAATAATGAAGCTCAGAAGAAAAGGTTTAATACCTGGATCTCAAAAGTTTGGTAAAAAATAATATGAAGTACTTATTCACACTATTACTACTAGTAAATATAGCCTTTGCTCAGTGTCCTAACGGAACTTACGTAAACATAATTATTAACCCGGACCAATACCCAATTGAAACATCTTGGGCTATAATTGATTACTTTGAAGATACTATTGCTACAGGTGGTCCTTACGACGATATAGTTGGATACGAGCCGCAGCTAATGCAAGTATGTATACCTAATGGTGATTACTTGTTTAATATATCCGATCAATATGGTGATGGTGTTGCTGGTAGTTTATGGGGTGGACAAGATGGATCTTACTATGTAGTGCATTGTGGTGATACTATAGTGCAACCAGACTCTGCTAACTTTGGCTTCGCTGCTTTTCATGGGTTTACACTAGATGATTGTGCTCCGGCACCGCCATTGTATGGTTGCATGGATGATAACTACATAGAATTTTTACCTGTAGCTACTGTTGATACAGGTATGTGTTTCATTGAGAAAGCATTTGGCTGTACAGAAGAAGACGCGTTTAACTATGATGAGTATGCTAACACTGATATTACAGTTGATAGCTGCTTACACACGCTAGAACTTACAGATTTAGCTGGTAACGGCTGGGCTGGAGCTTACGTACAGGTTATACAAGGTTATAATTCTTTAGGTGTATTTACACTAGAGGATGGCTTTGATACTACGTTTACATTTAGCTTAGATATATCGCAAATAGTAGAGGTTATATTCTTTACAACACAACAATCACAGTTTACTTCAGTACAGTGTGGTTACAATTTGTATTCAGAAGAGCACGTTACTATAAGCGAACCAGGAGGATTTGCTAATCCACTTATACCTTTTCAACCAATGCTTGGTATGCCTTATTGTGGTAATAGTTGCATAGATAAAATATATGGCTGTACAGATGATACAGCTTTAAATTACAACGAGAGTGTGAATACAGATGACGAGAGTTGCTACTACGTTTCTGGGTGTACTAATCCAATATACCTAGAGTATAACGCAGACGCTGACTTTGATAACGGAACCTGTGAGACGCTCGTGGTTCTAGGTTGCATGGATGAAGCGGCCTTGAATTATAACCCTGAAGCAAACACAGAGTTAGATGGCTCTTGCGTTGATGTAGTTTTGGGATGTATGAGTGAATTAGCGTTTAACTTTAATCCTAACGCAAACGTAGATGACAACTCGTGTATAGCATACTCGTATGGTTGCACTGATCCATTTGCCTTTAACTATGATTCAATTGCCAACACCGATGATGGTGGTTGCATAGAAGTAATTAACGGCTGTACTGATACTACGGCACTAAACTATAATGTAGTTGCAAACACTGATAATGGTTCTTGTATTTATCCATTGCCTGGTTGTACTGACCCGACCGCTGAGAATTATAATATATCGGCTAACGTGCCAGACTCTAGTTGTTACTATTCTGCTGGTTGCTACGTTGGTGATATATACTACATTCCTAATGAGTGTTTTAGCTGGGTGATTGAAGTTGATCCTCTTTGCTGTAACAACGATTGGGATAACACGTGTCAAGAATTGTACACATACTGCCAGGACGGTTGGACAGGGCCAACAGACATTACAGAGTTTAGAAATAGTTTAGTTATATATCCTAATCCTACAAGTGATTATATAAACATAAGTAAAAAAGTTGACGCTAGAGTATTTAACTCTATTGGCAAGCTTATCTTATCTAAAAAACATATAGACGTCTTAGATGTCTCTAGATTAAGCAAGGGAATATACTACATTGTATTTGATTACAACAAAATAAAGATTAATAAAAAAATTATAAAACAATAGCAAAATGGCAACAGTAACACCAACATTAACTTTATCTAGCAGCGATCTACTAACGGACGCGCTAAGCTTAACTACTACTACTAGCATTACAGCTGCTAATACTAGTGGACTAAGAAGAGACACTATAACATCTGTGTCTAGAACAAATAGAATATCATGTGTAGATGGTGACTTAGATGTACCAGCTGCTTTAGCTACTCAAGGTCAGTTTATAGACATAACAGACAATCATGGTCTTAACAGAAGATATGTTTTTATAGACGGAACAAACTCATCCGTAGCAACTGGATCTATTATTGCAACAGGAACAGACATTGGATCTGATACTCCTGCTAACTTAGGTTTACTTGAGTTGGTTGGTGGTATAGCTCTTGACGTTACAGATGGTATGCAACAAAGAGATTTTATAGCAGAGCTTAGGACTGGCATAAACCATGCTAATGGGCACAACGGATCTATAACTGCAGCGGCTGTAGCTTCAGAAGCAGACGGACCACAATCAACAACTCTTACAAACCCAACATCAGGTGAATCTGCAGCTTTTTTAGTAGACGCTGCTAACTCTACGCTTAGCTTTCTAGACAATACAAAAGATGCCGCAGCAACTAACAGCTCCGCTGATCATCCAATAATTGTTTCTAAAAGTACGTTTACTTCTCCTGCTTTTGTTTACTTAAAAAATACAGCAACTTTTAACTCTTCAACTGGTAGATTATTTTTCTACTACGATAACCATGCCGCTGAAGAAATTTTAGAGCTTAGAGGTGGTGAATTTGCTTTTATTCCACTTAACGTACAGAATAACCTTAGAGTATACACTTCTACTTCTGGAACTGTTGTAGAATCTATGGTATTTGGTACTAACTCTTAATTATGAAGTTAGAAGTAGTAAGGTTTAGCTCTCAAGTGGACTCAACATCAGGCTTGCTCTTTGAGGTAACAGATATTAGAAAACACTTTTTGTGTTATACTCTTGAAGATGAGCGTCGAGCTTTTAAGGTTAAAGGTGAAACTAGAGTTCCAGCTGGCACTTACAAGATAGACTTAAGAACCGAGGGAGGATTTCACTCTAGGTATGACAGAAAATATCCTGGTGTACACATTGGTATGCTACATGTTCTTGACGTACCAAACTTTGAGTATATATTAATACACACCGGTAACACAGATGAGCACACCGCTGGTTGCTTGATAGTTGGTGACGCACAAGAAAACAATAGGATACTATCAGACGGTTTTGTGGGTAAGTCTGTAAACGCTTATAAAAGAATATATCCTAGTATTGCTAAAGCAATTCAACAAGGAGAAGAAGTAACAATAACATACATAGACTACGACTAATGGGAACTTTAACGCTTAGCATAACAGAGAACATAAACTTAACCAACGGAGGTTATGAGTACAACTATACTACTGCTGGAACTTCTGATGACTTAAACATCGCTGATGTTGATGCGTACACTGCTACAACACTAAGCATACCTACTGCGTTTACTCAGGTTGCTAAATTTTCTTCTGGAGCTACTGTTGGTATGGGCCTTTATGATTCCGCAAAGTTTAAGTACATGAGGTTTATGAACACTGACTCTACTAACTTTGTTACTCTTCAGTTAAGCGATGCAACTAACAATAAGCAGGTAAACTACAAAGTTTTAGCTGGACAATCAATGTATTTTACTAGCCTAGTGTTTGAGTGTAATAGTTCTACAACCGCAGCATCTCAAGACGTTGTTCAAGGAACATCTAACATTGCTGGTCTAACTGCTACAGCCGACGAAGTGCAACTTAAAGCTAACAGTTCTGCTTGTAATGTAGATATATTAATAGCTTATGATCTGTAGATGGCTAGAAGAAAACAAAAATCACCAGGGTTTCGATATGTAGGTAAAACTGTTGAAACAAGCCCTATTCGCTTTGATAATGATGTATTTATTGAAAAAGCCAAAGCTAGCGCTGCTGGAGGATTAACCACCTTAGCATTTGACTCTAGCGGAAAAGTAATAAAAGAACTTCAACCTAGAAGAATTAATAATCTACCAGATACTAATGCGGCCTTTGTTGTCAGCGATTTTTTTCAATCAGGCATTAACTTAAACTTAGCGGAAGGTACAACGGGTGGCGTAACAGCTAATAGAACGCACCAAATGCCTACTGCTACTGAGTTTGCCAACAATGCTTTGTCTGATATACTTACTAGCTTTGAATTTATTATAGTAAATCTAGACGACGAGTTTAATGTTGAGCCAACCACTAACACGGGTTTAACTTTAATTGGATCAATGAGGGTTTCTCCTGGCACATCTGCAACTTTTACGTGTATTAGAACTTCCTCAAAGTCAGCAACAAACGCTGTTACTATTGTAAGAGCTGCAAGCGATGCTTTTAGTCCTGCTGATGGGGGAGATATAACTTCTGTTGTAGCTGGAACAAACTTAACTGGTGGAGCTACTTCTGGAGCAGCTACTATAAATTTAGCTGACGCTAGCACTTCTGCAAAAGGAGCAGCAAGTTTTAGCTCTGATAATTTTGCCGCGTCTTCAGGTGCTATTACAATAAAAGACGGTGGTGTAGATTTAGCAGCTGAGGTTACTGGAGTTTTGCCTAGCGCCAATATGGACGGTGATACTGCTCACTTAACTACAAATCAAACTTTCACTGGCACTAAAACTTTTGATGAAACAATATCTGGTAGTGTTGACGGTAACGCGGCCACAGTAACTACAAACGCAAATTTAACAGGACACGTTACATCAAGTGGTAATGCCGCTGTATTAGGATCTTTTACTGTATCACAACTAAGCACAGCTATTTCTAATGCTACAATATCAGGCAGCAATACTGGTGATGAAACTAAATCTGATATAGATGCTTTGGCAATTACAACCGTAGGAACATTAGATACTGGTAATGCAACTGCAATTGTTAGTGCTGCATCAGCAACGGCTGCTGGTAAAGTAGAGCTAGCAACAACTGCTGAAGCTAATTCAGGGACTGATACAGCTAGAGCTATTACAGCAGCGGGTTTAAAGTCTCATGTTGATGCTAGATTTAGTTATCAAAACATAAGCTTCACTGGTCAATCAACTGTTCCCTCAGATGGTGATTGGATGACGGTGTCTGGTAATGGTATATCTAATCACACGTGGAATACAAATTTAGGATCAGGAGGTACTTCTGTTGGAAGCACTACTGTAACAATACCAACAGGGCAAATATGCCAAGGCATTATAGTACCTTATGACTGTGTTCTAGTAGGATTTGCTAGCTTAATTAGAAGCGTAGGTAATCATCAATCTAAAGTAGGCCTAGCGGTTGGAGTTCCAACTTACAATGATTTTGCAACGTTTGATTGCACGCTAAGAGCGTATAACGCTGCAGATGTTAGCGCTGGTCCAGATTCTAACTATAGTCAAAGACCGGTTAGAGCAGATTTTCTTACTGCTAATTACGCTATGTCAGCTGGACATGTTATATTTCCTTTGATTGGAAGTGTAGCTAGTAACTCAAGATCAGTACAATGGAACTGTACTTTAGTTCTTAAAACATTAATACCATAATGGCAGATATAAAAACAATGACACAAGAGTTGACTGACATGTCAGTTGACATAGAACAATCAATGCTTAGTGGTGACTACGTTGAAGTTGTTGCTATATTAAAAAAAATAGTAGAAAAGCTAAACGAAGTGGTGGTTAAAGTTAATGAATAATTGACAATTTTTTAACATAAAAAAACAGCAACAGTAAATTTAAGGTAATTATGGCAAAAATAAATACAATATCGCTAAGCGGAGATTCTTTTGTCGACATAGGAACAGATAACATAATAGGAATAATAGTGTCTAATACTGACAATGAAGATGTAACTATTGACCTTGTTATTGGTGGTAAAGTTTTGAACGGAACAACATCAACTACAGGGGCAATTTTTGTATTAAAAGATATACCAATTCCTATTGGTTCTTCTTTCGTTTGGGACGACGACAATATATTGAGTGGTATTTTTAGCAGCGGCTCAACAGTTTCAAACTTCAACACCTTAAAAAGAAAGTTTGAAATATTAAGAAATAATACTTTCTTAATTAGAGCGGGTAGCGGTCACACCGCGGATGTTTTGCTTAAGAGAAAATAACAATTTCTTAGCATTGCTTTCATATAAAAAACGGTCCACAAGGTGATTATAACCCTATGGACCGTAAAATTGATATAAGCAACTTGCTTTACGTAGCGATAATGATTATCGTATACGTTATAGCTGTTTAAGCTGCTACAGTATTCTTCTTCTCTTGAACTTCAATTCTAACTTTTTGAGCTAGATCTTTGATAGCCTGCATGTTCTTACGAACTCTCGTACCAGCAGAAGAATTTCCATCTTCAAACTTTTCTAAATCGTTAATACCTTGTTCTAAGGCTACTAACATGTTGTTGTACATTCTCTGTAATTCTGTCATAATAAATATATTAAATTAAATTAAACTACTTCACAGTTACCACCAGCGCAAGCAAGCTCGCCTGATAGATCCGTGTTGTCATCTAGCTCAACTACTTTAGTTAAGTCTACATTAGATAACACTTTCGACATTTCATTAAACTTAGCTTCGTCAATGTCTTCAAACGGAGCCTGTGTGTATGTACCGCCGTTGTAAGGCAATACAGATAAACCATTGTAATGGTTTCTATTCTCCCACATCCATTTTCCAGCTTCATCCCACTCATCCTCTCGTAAGGAGATCGTAGCCGAAACATTATGGCTGTTTGAACCTGTTCTGTGACCTGACTTAACCCACTCAGTAGCTACACGTTTTACACGTTCAAGCGTATCAAATGGTGATTCAGTTCTCATAATAGATCCTTCAGGAGCTTTTTGAGGTACAGATATTACTGCTGTATCGTGAGGTCTGAAGAACTCGTCTTCTATTAGCTCAGGATGATTTACAGACAAATAAGTATATATAGCCTCATTTTTTCCTACGCGCATCCTACGGACATAATAATCATTATGCCATGCATGAATACCCGATGACGTTCCTAGTACCAGAGATGTTGTCCCTGCAGGCTTAACGGTTGTAGATCGTGCTGATTTGTTTATGCCAATTAGCTTGGCAACTCTAGCGTTCTCTTTGTTAACTATTTTAGCCGCATCAGACATATCATATTTAAGCACAGCGCCTGAACCAATACCAGTCATTGACACTCCGATAAGAGCATCTCTTTCAGTTGTTTCCTTCCACACTTCGCGTAAGTAATGAAAGTCAGTGTAACCTGCTTGAAGCGTTCCTATAAACGCAGCGGCTTTCACCCTAGCATTAAAGTCATCTTGACTTTCTATATCTGAGACATTAACCTCACATAAGTTACAAAACTGAAAAGGTCTTAGTGCTATTTCACAGCAAGGATTTGTTCCCCAGTCTTTATCGTTGTTTAGATAAATACCAGGCTCACCAGCACCAGACAGTTCAACACGTTTCCACAGATTCATAAAAAAGTCTTCTGTAATTTTGTGTCGCATTAATACAGCAGAGTTGTTAGCTCTACCACGCTGTGGGTTACTCTCCCACCAATCACCTGATTTACAGGAGATCATTTCATCATCAGCAGCGCTGAATAAACTAATTAAAGCCGCACGTCTTATACCGCCAGCAAGTACAGCATCAGCAATATGGCAGATAATATCGTGAACCTCAATAGAACTGAGAGTCGATCCGTCTTCTTTCGCATTTAAAATTCCTTCTAACTTCATTAAACATTCCTTTAGCGGCTGAGGACCTGGAGCTTTACCACCAGATGTAACTAGCCTAGCGCCTTTTGGCCTAATATCAGTGTAGTCAAACAACACTTTAGACGTACGCTTGTTGCCAAGGTAAGACTTAACTAAAACCTTTACAGCATCTGACCAACCTTCAATTGAATCACCAATAACAAACCTTCTAGTTCGTTTATCAAACGGCTTAGTTATGTTTGGTAGATCTTTAATGTGGTGTTGTTGTACTGAGTAACCTACTCCACAACCGGACAACAGCAAGAACATAATCTCTGAGAAACAATCAGGATGGTCAGCAGGCAGATATGAACAGTTATATAAGCGATTAGGAGATATTTCAATGGGCTTACCTGCAAACTGTAACGAACGCATGCTTGGTAAAATCTTTTTATTGTAGACATATTTATATGCTTCATCTATTTGGTCTATTAGTTCTGGGTATTTTTTTTTGTGCATTTTGATATTACGGTCTACAAGTTCAGACCAAGTCTCTCGGCGATTAAGCTCCGGGTTGTACTTGGCGTACTTCATGTGTACGGTAATATCTGAGAGGATGTTATTCATTTTTTTTTTAGTTTTTATAAATTGTTATACAAATGTCTATAAAACCAATGTAGATTACATGGTTATTTTTAAATTCTTCTTGGTACGTTCTAGCGCCAAATAATAGGCCTGGAATAAATCCAAAGCTTAGTTCCCATTCATTCATAATTATTTTTGTTTTAAAATTAATAATACTGTTTCTTCGCAGTCTTTTTGATTTTGAGGTTTATATAGAGTTACATGAGGTAAATTGTCTTTTACGTGTTTTTTAAACATTTTCCATCTCATTGGAAAACTTTCGTTTGCTCTACCTTTGCATTCAATAATAAATGTATCAGCAACAAAGTCTGGAGTGTACTTTACGTTAAGTATTTTTTTATTACCCCTGTTTTTGTACTCACCTTTACCATTGCCTTGTTTTTCATAACAATCGTTAGCAAACTCAAAGCTCTCTTGCAATACGTATGTTTGTCCTTCGTAGTGAGATTGTATTTTAGCTTTTTTTAAGGCTAAATACATATACTTCTCTAAACCTGAAGCAAACTGAATACCATCACAGACAACTTTTTTAGCACGCACTGGACCACGTTTTCTAGACTTTTTCATCATCATCAAACTTTTTGATTAAAGCTTCTTCAGATAAGTCTTGAAGCTCTTCGCGCGCAGCTTGTATGTATAGCACGGCATCCATAAGCTCTTCTTGTACATCGTTTAAGTAGCCTACTAAGTTTTTCATTTTAGTAGTACGCTCACTATGTAGTGTTTGGCCATACTTTTCAAAGCCTATGTCAGATCGCTGAACAAACTTGTTTACAACATTTCTAACTACTGGATCTCTAAATTCAATTGTTTGCTTTATCATATTAGTTATCTTTTACAAATGTTCCATTAATCATTTTGCCTTTACGTTTTGAAATTACATCGTAAGCTTCTTGAATACACTCTTCAATTGAAACTCCGCAAAGTTCAGCTAAGTTAGTTAACACAACGACCATATCACCAATACCATCAACTACTTCGTCAATATCATCTTTTAACAAAGCTCTACCAACTTCGCCAGCTTCTTCCATAAGCTTTATGTATTGAGTTTTAGGATCGCCTTTATCATATAAGCCTCTTTCATCAGCCCACTCTCTAATACACTCAAATATATTTTCATTGCATTGGTTGCAATTAGCTGCGGATTGGTTTTTGTATTCTGCAAATAGCTCTGCAAATCTCATTAGTTGATCTTGATCGTATTCAGGTTTTTCAGCTGGATCAAATATAGTATCCCATTCGCCAAGAGATTCTTGAAACTCTTCAGCAGCAGTCATAGTGTAATAATCTACTAAAGCTTCTTGATCAGTCTTAGCATCGTATGTTGTACCAACAATAATATTTCTGTGCGGATCTTTATCGTAAAACAAGCTAAAAGCTTTGTTGTATATGTAACACCTTTCACTGCTGAACTGAGAAGATCTAACATTAGCCATTATCCAGTTTACTGTTTGGCTTGTGATAGTAAATTCACCGTGCTCAGTTTGCCATTGCATACCAATTTCATCCATCAACTGGCCTTTTAACTTGTTGATAGGGCAAGGAAACGTTGTTGTTGCCTCTGTTACGTTTATTTTCATTTTCTTAAATTGTTTAAAGTTATTACTGTATAGGTCTTTGTAGAGCTGTTCGTCAACCTTGTAACCAAAAGAGTCTTGCATTTCATGCTCTAGCTTTGATATGTAGCCTATGTCGTCAGACCAAGCTAATATTTCAAACTCACCCTCTTGGTATCCTTGTTGTTTTACAACTCTTTCTTCAATGTTGTTTGTTACACCAACCTTTTTTCCAGGTATGTGGTATAACGCATAAGTTTTGTTTATCATAAGTGGTAATTTCTAGTTTTTAAATTAGGTATTTTATCGTTATACAAGTGTAGGTTGTGCGCAAAGTGGTAATATGTACCAAGCTCATATCCTGTCTCGTAAGCAACTAACATCTGCAAACTTGAAAAACAGTATTGATCATTACAGAAGCCGTACCAGATGTCATTAGAACGCATTACAACAGACATGTTAAGCTTATTGTCTACAACTGTGAATTGAACAGCGTAAGTACACGGTGTGTCTGTGTCATACATGTGTTGCTCTTTACCATCGTATATAGATATTGCCGCTTGCCTAGTGTTTTTGTTTTGCTTTAATTGTTCTATAACTTTATCTAACTGTTTAAATCTATTCCATTGATAACCGTAGTTAGAATTAACTTGACCGTATTTATCAGCCATTGTTCTCCATATAACTGGAACCTTACCATATATCTCGCCAAGCTTTGATATGTTAGGATCACCAGATAGATACCATTGCCATTCAGCTTCAGCATACTCTTGTGACCACTTGCGATCTTTGTTAAGTATGTAGTTGTTCTTTGGGTTAGTAATATAAAAGCCTACATTAAATAAAGCTTTTGTATTTGCAAACTCAACGCCATCACGAAACAATTTCCAGTACCAATAATCATACGCTTCTGATGCAGAGTTGAATGATGTTTTAGTTGTAGGACTAAGCATAAGCCTGTCCGTTATAAACAAACCACTCTTTGATTTTAGCAGTCTCATACACTTTTTGCAAAACTCTAGTTTTACCATTCATTGTTAATGAAATTCTTTTATTTGATAGTACTTTAATTATATTTGTCATAATAATATTTATAATATTCTATTTGTTTTTCTAAGACTTCCTGCTTCTCAAAGTTAGGACTAAAGTTTGACTTGCCTTTAATGATGATCTCAACGCAGAAATTTTTACCAATATCTGCAAAGCCATTAGACTTTACAACACAGCAAGTTATGCCATTGTTAATACACCATTGTATCATTTTAGAATCTAATCTTGTAAGAGGCAAAAAGCCTGGTTTAAAAGGCTTAGTTTTTCTAGCCATTAGTTCTCCCAAGGCATTGGTTCATCCTCAGCAACATCAGAAGCTATTGGTAAAAAGCTACCAGATCTATATTCCCACTTGAAGTGAGCTTCAGCACCATTTTCGCCAAGGTTTTGAAACTTAACTTTTAAGACTTTAGCCTTAACGGTTTTAGCTTCATAATCTCTGTGAACCAACAAGCCGTGATAACTAGCATCGTACCATTCACCACCACCTTTAATATTGTACATGGTTGGCTCTTCAATTTTACCATCTGAGCCTTTGTACATTTTAGTAGGATGAGCAACAACAATAACTAATACATCAAACTTCTTAGCAAACACTTCGATCTTTTGTAGATACTCAAGCGTGTAACGGTTAACATCATCAGAGCTAGCATTTACATCTCTAACCTTATTGAATGGATCAATAACTAAACATTTAATACCTTTACGCTTCACAAGCTCAGCACCTTTTCTTAACACAGCCTCAAGACTGTATTTATCCATATCAATAAAATAGAAGTTGTCGTTTACATGCTCAGTTACCGTATTCCATTTATCATTACCAATATCACTAGCGTCTGGCATATCCATCCAGACCTTACGCATTAGCTTATGAGCGTGGAGATACGTTGGCTGATTCTCAGGGCTTGCAAACGCAGTTTTCCAACTGTATTTTTGATTGTATCCAACACACATTTGATCGACAAAGTCAGACTTACCACTACTAGGGATACCAGTAACAGTAATAAACTGACCAGTATATGTAGAAAATATCTTATCAAAGTTTTCAATCCCAATTTGAAAGCCAGGTTTAAAACCATTTTTAACAAAGTCCACAAGTTCATCCTCTACGTCTTTTAATGTTGATACACCTTCTAAAGGTACTTGATTAGCTCTATCTATAACAATCTTAAGATTGTCAGCGCCGTGTTTAACTAAATAATCGTTTGCGTCTTTACAATCCTCAAAATCAACTAAATGGCAGACTTCAGCGCCAAGACGTCTGATAAACTCTTGCTTAAGAGCTTGACCAGGTTCATCGGCATCAACGGCTAAGATAATCTTAGTCTTGTCTTCTAAATAATCGATGCAATTATCTAAGTAATCGAGGTTGTTTGAATTCAACGTAGCACCATTAGGCACTGATATTACGTTTTTAATTCCCGCTTCGTGCATTGCTAGCACATCCATTTCACCTTCAACTATTACAGCAGAATCATAACCTACAATACTGTTGATATTATAAAATATCTTTTCAGCGCCTTTGTAGAGCTTAAAATTCTTACGTCCATCGCGATACTTAACATTGATAAGTTGATCGCCCATGTAGTAGTTGAACTGAATTGTATTCTCTGACTTACCTGTCTGAGGCATAAACTCAGGACCTTCAATAACCCGAAGATCCTGTAGAGTTTTATTGCTAATACCTCTTGTTGCAAACCACTCTTGAACTTTAGTTTGTACCGGTGTATATAATGTTTCTGGTTGCGAAGGTCTAACATAGATCTTCTCAGAAGCACCTTTACGCTGGTACGTATGAAGTTGAAAACTAGTATTACAATTATGACAGGTGCCGAGACCACGTTCCCAATCATAAGAAGCACATTTAGCTTTCTTATTTTTAGGTTGTCTATCAACTGAGCACAAAGGGCAAACCCCTTGCGACTTACCAGCTTCTAAACCGTATTGATTGAAACTATCAATCAAGAATCCATTGATCTCTCTGTTCTCCATAATTAGAACGGCAGGTCATTGTCAGCAACCTCTGCTTTAGCAGGAGCTGGTGGCATGTTATCTCTTGGCGCAGCATCAACGTTTGTTCCGTTTGTCCAAACAACTTTAACATTACCTAAGTAAGTCTTAGCAGCTTTAGCATCACGCTCATCTTTTGATTGCTCAACGATAACTGGTCCTTGGTTTCCGAACTGATCAGGTTCGTCGTTTATTGTGATAGCAATTGGTAAATACTTACCTTTCTTACCTACAATGATCTTGTCTTTAGGAATCTCATTAAGATTAATAGACGCTTTAATAATACTTGCCATATTTTAATGGTTTATTGGTTAATAATTAATTACATTTATATTATCTGACAGTGGTCGTAATCAATTTGTGTTACAACGTTTCTGTCTTCAAATATTGCTTAGGGTCAAAAGTTTCGTTGTTAAAGAACAAGTCGTATTGTTCACTAGCAGCTTCAACTTTCTTTGCACCTCTTTCATAAAACTGTGGTGAACAGTCGAACAAACCAATTTGCTTGGTTGTTTTATCTATAACCATGAATAACATTTCATATCCAAAAAACAACTTACTATATATGTAAGCTTGGCTATCATAGTTATACTTAGATGCTGACCATCTAAATTTTTCTATATCAGCCGTAGTTTTAAGATCTATAATCAACTTTTCATCATGGTTAATAATATCAGCTTTACCTTTCCATTTGTTGCCAAACAACTCAGTAACACTTGGCTCTTCAAATACACAATCTCTGCCGTGTATTAAACCTCTACAGACATCGTTTTCAAGAACCGTGTCTATAAGTAACCTAGCGTTGTCAGCTTCAGACTGCAGCAAGCACATCTCTCCACCTGAAAGCTCTTTGTATACTTTAGTGTTTCTGTTTGTTGCCTCTACAATTTTAAAGCTCTTAAGCTTTTCTGGTTCTAGTATTGCCGTGTGAAAATAACCACCAACCAAAAACGCAGGTATAGGTTTTTGTGGCTCGCGTAAAGCCAGTGGATTTGAAAGCAACGTAGATATATTAGAGTTACTTAAAAACTGTTGGCCGTACTCACCATAATAATCTTTATCATTTTTGAGTCTGTGGTAATTTTCTTTAGTCATTATTTAGTTAATTGTTTTTCCTGTGCAGGAGTTAAAGTATATTTACTTTTGATAGCACTTATATCGCCGCCGCCAGCTATAAACTCCATAGCTTTAACTATTTGAGCGCTTGTGATTGCAGTTTTAGCAGATGCTACTTTAGCAGCAACGCCTTTGCCGTGTTGATTAGTAGCATCGGCATCTTCAGTATCATCAATTAAGAATAAATTACCAAGAGCATACTTTTTACCATAGGTAGACGCAGCGCCAAACTGCTGAGAAGTTTGCATACCTTTTTGGTTAAGGTCAACGCCAACTATAGCAGTTGCGTGTATAGCACTTGTGCCGTCACTAAACGTAGCGGTAGTTTTCATTACCGGTACAGGATCAAAAGAGATCATCTCTTCGTTCATTGTAACATATACTTCGTGTTGTAATAAAAATGGCTTAATAGCCTCTAGGATGTCTTCAGCTTTACGGAAGTAATACTTGCCGAAGCTATTGTATGAAGACTTTTTAGCTTTCATCTTTGTTTGAACGTCAGCTAATTTTAAAGTTAAATCTTTCATTTTGGTATTTGGTTTAGTTAATAATATAGTTACACGTTTTTTAAACGTTTTACGTAGGCAACCTACAGGTAGTCAGCTAGTTGCGAGTAATCTACGTATTCTTTAAGCTTGTCTATTGCTTGCTTTTTTAACTGAGAAACTCGAACGTAAGAGCTGCTTCCTTTTATGTCTAGCTTTTCTGCTATTTGTTTTGCGGAAAGCTTTTCACAGCCTAGTCCAAAGCTTAGTCTTAGTACGCTAAACTCTTTTTCAGTTAAATGCAGTAGCATTAAGTCTATTATTTTTTGGTGTAGTATTTCTTTTTTAAAAGGATTTTCACTCTCATCTTCGTATTGAGGTAGCATATTTTCTTCTACTTCTTTGTCTATACTAGAAAACATAGAATTATAGAACATAGCTTGTTTTTCGCTGTCTTCTTCGAAACCTTTTCTTATATCATTCAACTTGTGTTCTGGTATACGCATTGGAGATCTATTTGCATCAGACCCTCTTCTTATTGCTCCTCTTATTCTTTTTGATAAAAAAGATTTAATACTTTTTTCAGGGTTATCAGATTCAATTATCCTGCTCCAAGTTATCTTGTCAACAGCTTGCGTTAAGCCTATTTGACCCATAGACATTAAGTCAGTAACATTCATTATTCCACATGCTGAATCAGATGTTGAGAACTTCCGAGCTAAGTTTTCTACTAAAGGCATAAACTTAATTATAAGTTCGTCTCTAGTGTAGTCTTGCCACTCTTTATTTTTTGGCATAGAAGACTTTAAGTCCTTCTTGTACCTAGAATAATTGTTGCTGTTGTAATTTTTCATACTACAAATATACATTTTTTTATATTAAGACGGCCAAAAAGTTATCAACGGAAAATTGTTAATATATTTCTTTACTTGCTTGGCCATACTACTATAATATTTGAATCTTCTTCGTTCATAACTGTTGGTTTAATAATTCTTTTTCTTTTTTTAATTCATTTGGCATATTGCGATGTACAGTGCGTGTTGACACGTTTAATGCCGCAGAGATCGATCCTATTGTAATCTTTTTATTGTCATCATGTAACTGTAGCATAACGCCATAAACGTCGTCAGAACTAATCTTTTTAGATCGACCAACCATTTGGCCTACAATCTTAAGCTTTTGCTCTTGAGTTAATCCGCAATGCCAGTTAAATATTATTTTTCTAGCCTTGTTTACTGGTGGCTGTTCTAAGTCACACATGCTAACATCATATATTATAGACTTTAATAATTGCTCTGATACTTTAAATGTTACGAAGCCATTTTCTTTAGTACATATTGATTGTGCTAATGATTCAAGATCGTCTTGATCTAGCTTAGGGTTTAAGTACCATAAAACTAATAGATGCCACTTTAAAGATCTGTATGTATTTATCTTAGCCTTACTTCTAAACAACGCATAGTGCTGGTGTGTGCCATACTCATAATAACTACCCCAATCAAAAACCTCAGTAGGCTTATCTGTAACCGGTGGTCTTATATATATAAGTCGATGTCTGTTAAGTATATCCATTTTTCTATCAAACTGTGACATTAGCCCTTTACTCTTCCTAGTCTACAGCCTATTGTCACATCGCTAGGCTTTAAAGTTGCAATAATAACTCTTTTTGACTTATCTTTTGCAAATTTAATTTCATTAAATTGCTTTATACGTTTTTTTAGGTCTGGTTTCATATAATGATTCGGTTTTGAGGTTTGCAATATCGCTTTTTGCGCCTATGTAATAATTCCAATATGCTTGGATACTACAGTCGTCTTTGTATTCATCAGGCATACACTGTGGCATATCTGTTATACCAGTGTAAGATAATCCGCCTGGCAATATGTTAAGCTTATCTTTACATTTAGTATAAGATAGATGCTCTTTGCCATAGCGCTTAGTATATTCTTTAGACAACGCTACAAAATGATGGTATAACCATTCATAGTTATTAGCTGATCGCCTAGCCCATATAGTTGATGGATGATTTCTGTGTGCAGCCTTGTAAGGTACGTCAGCATCTTCACCCATAACAGCGTGATGTGCGGTACATAGCATTTGAGCTGATTCTAAGATCATCTTGACTACGTGCTTGTTGTACTGAAGCTTAGCAGCTTCGTGTGGGTTTTCGTGTAAATAAAATATATTCATTGTTTTGGTTTATTATATTATCTGGTCTTGATCGTTTTTGGTTTGTGTATCACAAATTTTCTACAATTTTTTCTAGTTTTACAATGTGCTTGTTGATTAAGTGGCATTTTTCATACTCTTCACGCTCTTCGTATATATTCATAAGCGTCATTAGTCTAGCAAGCTCTCCAACACAATGGTCATCGTCTCTGTCCGCATACCACATCATGTCTGCAGGCTGATCTTGTTCTTCTTTAGACAAGCCATATATTCTTTTTGTAAGATCGCAAGCAATCATATCTGCTAGTTTTTTCATCTGTTCTTCGCTAAAATTTTCCATAATTATAATTGGTTATACTTATCTATAAGATCACGTGGAGAGCCTACAAATATACATTTATCTTCTTTTTCTAAAGGTCTATTACAACTGTCACACCAGCCAAAGCCTACTTCAAATATACTTATAAACGTTTCTTTACCATAAGCTTGCCATATATAGTATATATATTCAAGATCGCCGTGCTCTGTGTCAAGATCTTCTATTTCCCAAGATCTACCGTTTACATTACATTTATTAATGAAAGAATTAGCAATGTCAACGCCTAAGCCTTCAGGGTAACCGTCGTGGTGTCTGTAAAATTGTGCGTGTATAGCATTTGGCATTTCACTAAATGATTGTCCTGATTCGCGTGTTGCAAATCTAATTTGTGCTCTTGTACTCATAGTCTTATAGTTTTGTCATAATAATAAATCGTTTTCTTCTCTACATTCATCACATATATCACAGAAGTCATGTTCTTCTTCTGTCATTGGTCTCTCACAGAACTGGCAGTGTGGAGTTTCTGCATCGCATGGAGTTATTTCATCCATCCATATCCATTCTTGTTTAGTCATAGTTTTGTATTAATCTAGTAGTACCATGTAAGCCTCGACATTGTTCTTGGTAAACCATCTAAGACCTTTTTGCATGTCATCCGTAAGTGACTTATTGTATATGCCAGCTTCAAAAAGTGCATTAGCACCCATAATAAAGTCATACATGCTTAGTTCTTCAGCTGTAAGCTCGTAGCTTTGTCCACTAAATGAATTTGTGACTGTATCGCCTTTGTCGTATATTTCTCCGTTGAACCATTTTGGTAATTTTGTTTTTGTCTTATCCATAATTAATCTTCTTGTTCGTTGAAAAATATTGTACCTGTAATCCAGTCTGTAGATGTCATCTCTTCAAACGTGTGGTGTGTAAAAGTTATTAAGCTAGATACGTCACCCATTGACATAGTACTCCAATGAGTATTACTGCTTAAGGCTTTTATAACGTCTGTTGTAATGCTTGGGTATTCTTCAATGTTTTTTAGTAATGATTCTTTGAACTCAGGTTTGAGTTTTTTGTAAAGTGAAAGTTGCATAGTTATATAATTTAATTGGTTACGTATATATTATCTGTTGGTAATCGTTTTGTGTTTGTGTTAGTGTTTTACTAGACCAACTTTGTTGGTGTCATTGAACCACTTTGTAGCATTAAGATCGTAGTCGCTGGTGTCTTTGTAGCCTTGATCGAGTAGATCTGCTAGTGTGTCAAATATTTTAGTGTGTCGATCTTGCTTTTGGTCAATCAAATGCTTTTGTTTGCCAGAATCTGAGTAAATAACATCAAAATTGTCAGGTAATTCAACATTTTTAAGCATTTCTACGCAGTTTGTGTAGCTGTAAAAGCGTACTTGCGGGTTGTGTATAGCAATTGCGAGCCATTTGTCAAGGTAAGCTTGTGAATAATAGTCGCCACTGTCGTGTATACGAATATAATCTGGTGATTTAAGTATTATCTCTGCATTTACATGAGGTATAAACTTGTCTGTCTTAGATAATTCGTAGCGATATTCAAAAGCTGGTTTAACATTACCCCAGGTGTAAGCACCTTTACGAGCGTAGCAGAACTTAATACACTCGTCAGCAAACGGACAGGTGATTTTGCCTGTAACTGACTTGTAAGCTGGTATACCAAAGTTGAACACACGTTTATCAAAGTGTTTTGAAGTCTTTTTTAACTTAGAATTTTGTGTTAGTAGTTGAGTCATAGTAGTTATTATTTAGTGCTTAGCAAGGACTCGAACCTTGTGATAACCCGTATTGGAAAAACTACTAAATAAAACCAATGTGTTACTAAGCTATTGTAAAACGAAGCGAGAGAGTTTTCACCGTATCCTCTCATAGTGATTTGCATTTAAGCCGGACACTTCGTATATTTAATTAGCTATTGTCACTGTCGTCTTCAGTAACTTCAGCAAACATATTTTCTATATTTTCCATGATTTGTCTGGTTACTTCGTCAGAGTTATCAAAGCAAAAGCTTTCGCATGTTACTCTGTTGTCGTAGTCAATACCATAATCAATACTGTAATTGCCAAGATCATCAAAGTCATAGCCTTCAATTGCTTCTTCAATCAACAGATGTAGCTTATCGTGTTGCTGTGGAGTTAGCTTAGGCTTACTTAGATCATCGTGTTGCTTTTTAAGATCTGCTAGCTGCCCAGCATACTTACTAATTTCGATGTTGCTGTCAGAGATCATAGACTCTATAGTTCCGATCTTTACTTGTAATTCTTCTTTTGTCATAATAGTTTAATTTAATTTAATATTCAGTTTTATTATCTGTTAGTAATCGTTTTAAATTTGTGCAAGTTTATCAAACTCTTCACGTTCGTAGTATAATGCGTACAGTTGACTTTTAAGATCTGCTACTTTAGCAACCCAATAGGTTGTATCGCTTACAAACCCATACTCTTGCCAATGCTCGGCTTGCTCTTCAGCGTGTGACAGTAGCTTCTTAAGTACTCTTTCGTTCTTGTATCTAACTACATTATGTGCTTTTCTTCCACTCATGATAGATCATATCTGTGGCCGTTAACAATCACTTGAACTTCAGGAGCAGTTTCTACAGGCTTACTAAGTTCTTGTCTTATGTAATCTAAAGAACTATCGCTTATTATATTTGTAGTTTTACGATAGTAATTCTTGATAATAAACTTAGCTAAGTATATCAGTCGATCTTCCCACTTTGGTATTAGTATACGTTCTGTGTTAGTATAATCTCCGTAAGATGATGGTACTTGCTCAGTTTTATTTATTTGGTAACAGCTAGATAAGTCTTCACTTATGTTACGCACATAGCCTGTTGAGTATGTAGCAAACTTGATAGGATAGCTAGTGCCAGGATATGCTCTTTGCATTGGTAACTCATATACTGTTGTACCGTTTTTACGTTGGCGCTCTGTTGTGATGTCTTTGATACCTAGTATCTTGAACAGCGTGTGTGCTTCTCTCGCACTTCTGATCTCTGTTGACATGTATTCTATATCTGTACTCATAGTTTTATCTTAAACAAGTGCCATAACCTTTTCGCCTGGACACCTTAGCGATTAGCGCTGCTTGCGCTTGTGATACTATTTGAATCGTGTTACCTGTTTTGTGGTTAGTGATAGGTGCTGACGCTACGCGAGCAACACTTGAACAGCTTACACAGGTTTTGTAGTTGTATTTTACTCTTATTGGGTGTACAACCTCACCGCATTTGCAATATGACATAGTAGTTTGTTTTTTGATTCATATATATTATCTGCAAGTAATTAATTTGATTTGTGTCGGTCGTGTACGAAGATGTCGAAAACCATGTATAGCACTACGACTAACAATGTTACTATAGTCTGTGTCGTCATAAGTCATATCTTTTTATTGCAACGACTAAATACCATAGAGCTATTAATACCCAACACCACTCGAACATATACCGTAGATTATAATTGTTAGTATTGCTATAAATCCTATATACATTATAAGATAGTTTATTGCTACTTTAGTTTTATTGCTCATTGTAAGATGGATTATATTGGCGGAACAACTCTGTTGCCATAGTGCCAAGTTCGTTATTGTTACACTCTTCCATAGTCTCTCTGATTCTTTCATACTCTGCTCTACCGCTCTTATACCAACGGTGGTCGTCACTCATATTATAGTACCAGTCGTGTCCTTTTAGTAGTAACTCTAGTTTACTTAGTAGTAAGGGTGTTTGTTTTTTATTTAACATCTTCTTGTTTTATTTTAATTAGTATATCGTTTAAGTTTTCTACGTAAGATTGACCTATGATGTAATCTACATTGTCATTCTTGACATCGTAACTCATCCACTCAATCATATCTTCTATTGAGTTAACTGCTTCGATCTTGTCAAAGTCTTTTTGCCTTGCATCTTGACTACCTAGTAGTAGAGATACACTTATAAAAATTGCTATCATATTATCTTGTTGCTAAGCCGCCTAGTATATGGTTAGAGGTTAAACGTGCTTCTTTATCTTTGTTCCAATTGATCTCGTCAGAGTTAATGTAGCAAAAACCTTTATGGTGGAACTGCTCAGACATTGGTATCTCTTCGTAGTTCTTAGGTAGTTGGTGAAGTTTATGAGGTATAAACTTAGTATTATTAAGAGTAATAATTTTAGTAGAATGGTATTTAATAGAGTTCATAGTAGTTATTATTATTATTATTATTTACAGTTATATTATCTGATAGCAATTAATTTAATTTGTGTTTAGTCTTGAGTATATTTGTTAAGGTATTTAAGGTTTATCTTGTGTACAAGGGATAACAGTATTTCGTTTCTAGTTTCTTGCACTTCTTTTACGAAGGCGTCATTAGATTCTTTGTGTTCACCTATATCAAAGATAACTTCTTCTACAGTGTTTTCAATATCGTTCACTAGATCTTCTAGTAACTCGTTAGTAATAGTTTTGTATGTATACATAGTTATTTATATAAAGTGTTATACAAGTCATCAATTAGATCTTGCTCAGTTTCATTATCTTCTAGTTGGCAATCACATTCAACAAACTCTTGTATCTCTTCGTATACCTGTCGAGCAGACTTGATAGTCATTTGATGGTGAAAGTAATCGAGTGTATGATCGTTCCAGTGAAATGTAGTCATAGTAATTTAGTTTTTAAGTGTATAATATAAGTCATCAGTGATAGTCTCGAAGTATTTATCGAAGTCATCATTAGTATGTAACTTGTACATCGATCTTAGTAGTAATTTAATGATTAGTAGTTTAATAGTATTCATAGTAGTTATTATTATTTGGTTACAGTTATATTATCTGTAAGTGATTAATTTGATTTGTGTAAAGGTAGTATATTCGTTTAGTTGTAGAAAAGAAGAAGGGGATATACCACCTCCTCTCTCTACTTCTAATGATTACTTGATTTCTAAGTGACGAGCGAAGGCAGGTATTACATTAGAGTTTGTGTAATTACCGTACTTAGTAAAACAGTTCATATTGTCAAACTTCTCTTGAAACTCATTGTATATCGAGTCATGATTGTACTTGTAAGTACCTTTAGAAGTTGTCATTGTAATTACGGTGTTCTTACCTATTAAGGATTTACGGATAACGAAGCGCTTAGTAGTTAAAGAATTTGATTTAGACATAGTAGTTTAATTATTAGTAGTTATTATTAATTTGGTTTCAGTTATATTATCTTTACTTGTCTGATTAAATTTGTGTGAGGTGGCGGGTGAAAATGCTATACACGAGAAACGTGCTATACACGCCTTCGGCGTTGCCGCCTCAGTGCGTTGCATTTTGTATTACACTCCCAATTCCATGGTAGTAATATCATAGTATAGTGTATTCATTTCTTCAGGAGTAATATTAAATAATTCAATCATTTCTCCAATATATATTTCTTCAAATTCATCAGAGGTATGATCAATATTAAGGTCAATATAATTTGAGTATTTTATTTTCTCAGTTTCCATTGAATAGAGATTAATGATTTTAAATTCTTTTAATTCTTGATTTTCCATAATTTATTTATTTATTAGTTTTATTATATATATATTATCTTATTAAACTCTTAATGAGTTTGTGCAAACATTACAAGTAAAGCGTAACATCTTCTTGATCCATTAGATCACGTAGTGCGATCTTGTGGCTGAACGCCATATCCTCATCAAAGCCGAACCAGTGGTCGTAACAGTGTTGATGGTGAGTGATCTGATCTTCGATACTAAGAGTATCTGTAATTGTGTCTGGTAAGTATAGGTTGTATATATCTATATGTTGCATGTGAATAGTATTATTGGTTAATAAGGGAGAAGGAAGTAAGTAAAGGCTATTTAGCCTCTACTTGATGTTCACGTGCCCATGTTGGTAAGTTGTTACTGTTAGTGTAGTTACCATACTTGTTGAAACATTCCATAGTTTCTAAGTGTTCTTGATTAGCACTGTACACTGCATCGTGATCGTAACTGTATGTTACATCTTTCTTGTTAGTGAATGTAATGATAGTGTTAGTACCGATTAGTGACTTGCGAATTACGAATCTTTTAGTTGTTAATGTAGTCATAGTAGTTATTATTTAGTTATTAATTAATTATTTATTTATATTATTATTATCGAGTATATTCAAATTAAATTTGTGCAAAACGTAAAAGTTTTTAACAGAACAAGATCGACTTAACTTGCTTTCGATATATATATTATCTAGAGTTCACTAATAGGATTCGTGAAGTGAAGCGGGGCTGGTAAAATAAAAAGCGTTTTTAGTTTGTGCGGGGCGGTGGGGGGGCCCGGGGGGTCTACACTATATATCAACATTTACAACATCCTATATATTCGGGTACCCTTATATACGAGGTACCTAATACTGTGACACTAGGCTGTTAATTAAAGAAGAGTAATAGGCTATTGTCACACTTTTAACTTATAGCCGTTATCGAGTAATAGTATTAGTATGACTAGACGACGAAGGCTTAATGGTAAAAGGCGATCGCCATTTGCAAAGCAAAACTTATCCCCTGAGGCTTCGGCTGCTAAGGCAAAAAGAGATCTTGCCTATGCTAACGGTCCTTATAAGTCAAAGCGCGCAGAGAATCAAAGAAAAAGACGTGCTGCAATTAAAAACGGTGTTGATCTAACTGATAAAGACTACGATCATACTAAAAGTAAATTCGTATCTGTAAAAGCTAACCGCGGAGGATACGGTAAAGGAGTATAACTATGGCATACATTCAAAAGAACCATCCATTTCCAGTAACTAGCTGCGGTAGACGTAGATCTTTTATGACTACCGATAGTCCTGTAAAGTTAACTGATGCATCGTATGAAAAATCTAATAGAAAAATGCGATCTAAGTACAAGAGTGAAACTGGTAAGACCTTAGGTAGTAGACAGACTTCTGGAACAGGTAGTCGAAGAGTTAGTTTTGCATGTAGGTTTGCTGGAATGAAAGGACCAATGAAAAAGCCAGATGGAACAGATACTAGAAAAGCTATAGCTTTACAAAAATGGGGTTTTGGTAGCGTAGGTGCTGCTAGTAAGTTCTGCAGTAAAAATAAAAAATCATAACATGGCGTTTAAAATGAAATCACCTTTAAAAGCATGCTGGAAATCTTACGTGCAAAAAGGTATGAAAAAGAAAGGTAATAGAACTGTACCTAATTGTGTACCTAGAAAAAAGAAGTAATGTTTAAAAACTTTGATACATCTTCGTTTGAGAAAATGAAACCACCAGGCAACAATACGTTCGATGCCATGCAAGAGATCAAAGATCTTAAAAAAATACCATTGAACAAAAAGTTTGTAAAAGAATACGACAATATTGAAGCTGCTTTTAAAAAAACGGCTGAAGAGCAAGGTTTAGATTATGATGATAAAATAGCTAAAAAGCTTATAGTTAATTCTGCTCCAGTGATATTAAAATTAAAAAAGCATTTTGATAGACCAAGACCCAAAGAGCTTGCTAAAGAAATGAACATTAAAATTAAAGATATAGAGATGGATTCTATGAAAACAGCATCTTATCCGTCTGGACATACGGTACAAGGAATTTTAATTGCAAAAGTATTAGGAGATAAATATCCTAAAGCCAAATCAGCATTTGCAAAAACTGGGGAAAACATATCTTATAGTAGAAACGTTGCAAGAGCTCACTATAAGTCTGATAGTAAGATGGGTGAAAAGCTAGCTAACGCAATGTACAAACATGTTAACAATAAAGAAATATGAAACAGAAACTAAACAAAATAGCTAAAGAGCTAAAAGGTGCCAGCAAAATGCACGCTGGCCAAGCAAAGACTATTGGTAAGCTAGTAAAAAAATCACCTATGCTATTAAAACTGTCTGCAAGTTGTAAGGCCGCGGCTAGAAAAAAGTTTGACGTGTATCCTAGTGCTTATGCAAATATGTGGGCTTCTAAGACACAGAAAAAAGGTAAGTGCTAATGGCAATTAAAAACTCTACCTTTACAGGATCTGCAAATAAAAAGCGCATGGGTGACTTTAAGCACTCTGACGCACCTGATGCTAAAGGTAAGTTTAAAACAATGTCAGCTAGTTCTCTAGCTTCTTGGCTAATAAAGACTCGTAAAAGTAATTTATCTAAAATTATTAGTAGCTTAAACCAGCAAGTGGTTTTCAATAGAAAGAAAAATCCTAGTTATGCAGCCAAGATGCGTAAGACTATGGATATAGTTAGAAAACGATTAAGTAAAAATAAAGCATAATGGCGTTTAAAATGACATCACCACTAGCTAAGGTTGCAAAAGTAAAGTCTAAAGGAGGAGGTACTAGAAAAGTATGTCTACCTAAAGCTAAGGTTGCTAGCATGAGTAAAAAGGCAAAACAAAAAGTTATTAATGCTAAAAGAGCTGCAGCGGCAAAAGGTGATTATAAAAGATCACCTAAAAGTAATGTTAAAGGAACTGGAAGTAGAAATTTAAAAGACTGGATTAGTCAAGACTGGGTACAGGTTGCTAACCCAAGTAAAAAGTGTGGTGAGTAAGTAATAGTATTAATAACGTAAAAAAATAGACATGGCATTCAAAATGAAAGCGGGTTCTGAAGGCCCAATGAAGAAAAACTATCCGGCAGCATTTAAAATGAAAGATGGTAAGATGAAGCCCAAGAAAGCGGGTAAACTAGCAAAAGACACTAGAACTGATGCTCAAAAAGCAAAAGATAAAAAAGAATTAGAGCGACAAAATAGAATTCAAGCAAAATTTCAAAAAGACGCAGAGAGAAGTAAAAAAGATAAGCAGTACCAGCTAGAAAGACTAGGTTATTTTCAAGATGATGATGGTAAAATAGTTCGTCCAAAACAATTGCGTAAAACTACTATAAAAAAAGATATTAAGAAAAAATAAAAATAAAATACATTATGGCGTTTAAAATGAAAGCGGGTAAAGAAAGCCCTATGAAAAAAAACTTTGGAATAGGTAAAAACTTGCCAGATGGAAGATCTACTTCTTCTGCGTTTCAAAAACCAAAGGTTTCTTACGCCAAAGCTTTTGAAAACATGGAAAGAGTTCCAGGTAAAACTAGAATGAGCTTTAATAGAAAAAATCCTACTACTGGAGAGTTGTACGCAGATAGTCCTGGAGGATTATCAAAATTTACATCACAAGCTAAAGTTTACAATACAGAAAAGAGTAAGCCTACTTCAAAGACTACTACTCCAGAGCTACCAACAATAAAGCCTAAGTTAACTCCAACAACAAGCAACTTACTAGGAACAATCTCATCAAGTACTAAACCTAAAGCTAAAGATGAGACTAATATTAAGCTGAAGAAAAATAAACTAACTGGTAGAACTAAAGCTAAGACTGTAGAAAAGTTTGATGACAAAGTTATTAAAACAAAAAGCGTTACAGATAGAAAAGGTAACGTAAAGACTAAAACTAAAGAAAGAAAAAGAAGAGCAGGAAAAGGTAAGCAAAAGATCGCTAAAGCACTTACTAAACTTGCTAGCAAACTTATAAAATAAACTTTAAAAAATAAACACAACAGGATATGGCATTTAAAATGAAAAATCTATCTACAATGAAAATGGCTAAAAAAGCAGGTTCACCGATGGATATGGGCGCAAAGCCAATGAAAATGAAAAAAGGCTCTCCAATGGATAAAGCTTTAATAGGTGATCAAAACAACTTACCACCAGAGCTTAAAGCTAAAATCGAAGCTGCGCCAGAATCTCCTAAGAAGATGAAGAAAGCCGCTATGAAGATGAAAAAGAAATAACGGAAACACCGTTAACCACGTTATTAACCTAAAACCAAAATTATGACGTACCTATATTACCAGACCACCTCAACAGGTGGCGAAATGAAAGTCAATGATAAAACCAAAGCAGAGTGGGAGCACTTGGCTAACAAAGAGAACTGGAGGATAACTCAGTTACCTAATGGATTTTATCAAACCGAAGTATCTAACCCAAAGAACGAAGAGTGGCACGATGTTACTCGTCGAGAGACAATGGAAGGAGCTGAGTCAGCAATTGACGGAAGCGTTGACCACTTCTCTAATAAGTTAGAAGCAACCAAAGGACCGAAGGTTGTTAAGACATTCAAGAAGTAAACTAAAACCAAATTTAATTTAATTTAATATAATGGAATTTAACAACCCTAGTCTTCTTATCAAAGACTTAAACTTTGGTGAAGACGCAAAAAGTAAAATAGGTGCAGGTGTAGAAAAACTAGCGAAAGCAGTTAAGTCTACATTAGGAGCATCTGGAAAGTGTGTTATATATGAAGACGCACGAGGAATACCGGTAATCACAAAAGACGGAGTAACCGTTGCAGAAAGCGTAGTCTTATACGACCCGGTTGAAAACTTAGGAGCTACTTTAATTAAAGAGGCTTCTAAAAACACAGTAAGAGAAGCCGGCGACGGCACTACAACAGCGATAGTTCTTGCTGAGTCCTTACTAAACACTATAAATCTTCCTGAATATAAGGATTCCGCTAATCGTGTTCTACGAGAAGGCGTTAAGTCAGGATTAATTAAAATCAACGACTATTTAGATTCAATAAAAATAGATGTAACAGACGACAAGCTGTCTCACGTAGCTTCTATATCGTGTAACAATGATATTGAGCTTGGTTCTATTATAGCTGAAGCTTATAATCAAGTTGGCAAAGATGGTGTAGTATTAATGGAGTCATCGGAAACTGAAGAAACTTACGTAGATGTGGTTGATGGTGTGCAACTAAAAGATTGTGGTCTAACCTCACCTCACTTTGTTACTAATGTAGACAAACAAAAAGCAGAGCTAGAAAATCCATTAGTATTAATATGCATGTCTGAAATACCTAACATACGTAAAATACAAAGCATACTAGAACATGTTATTAAACATAATCGATCTTTGCTTATAGTAGCACCTGTTGCTCAGCAAGTAAAATCGGCGTTGCTTATGAATAAGGTTAAAGGTAACATTAAAATCAATATTATAGATTTACCAGGCTTTGGTCCTACAACTAAAGACACTTGTGAAGACTTATCTATATTGACAGGCGCTACTTTGTTTAACGAAGAGCTTGGTGATGATTTAGACATGATTAAACCAGAAGATTTAGGAGAAGCTGAATATTCATCTACTGATGAAACAGACACTATTATAACTACTGTAGAAGGATATGAACAAGAACTAGAAGATCGTATTGATCAAGTTGCTAAAATGGTTGCAGATGAAAAGAACGGTTATATTAAAAAGAAGCTGGAACAAAGATTGTCTATGCTTTCAGGTTCAGTTGGTGTTATTAAAGTCGGCGCCAATTCTAAAATTGAGCTTAAAGAAAAAAAGGATAGAGTTGAGGATGCGATATATGCAACAAAAGCAGCGTTGAAAGAAGGTATTGTACCTGGTGGTGGAATAGCTTTACTTAACGCGTCTACAATAATTAAGCCAACTAACGATGGTGAAAAGGTTATTCTTGAGTCTATTAAGTCTCCGTTTGAAACTATATTAAAAAACGCTGGGTTTGAGACTATAGGCTATCCAGATAAAGAAGGTTATGGTCTTGACGTAGTAACTGGTGACGAAGTTAATATGGTTGACTTTGGGATAATAGATCCTGTGCTAGTAACTAAGTCAGCGCTTAAAAATGCAGTAAGCGTTGTTATGACTATTGTTTCTGCAGATTGTGTAATCTCAAACGCTAGAGCAGATGAAAGCAATTAACCACTACGTAGTAGTAGATAAAATAAAAACTGAGCAAAAGAAAATTGCTGGGTTGATAGTAACAGAAAGGGTTGATGAAGACAACAGGTTTTTTAAAGCTAATGTTATATCAGTAGGAAATTTAGTAGAAGGAATATCAAATGGTGACACAGTTCACTACGATAGACACGCAGGACACGGAATAGAATTTAACGATAAGTTTTATTTTGTTATAAAGGCAAGTGATATTGTACTAGTAGATTAAACACAAACCATAAACTTTAATCCTTATACACAAAATCACAATCAATTAATTATTAATCATTTTAAAACTAAAAAAAAATGGCAAACAAAAATGACACTTATCTGTACTTCATGGAAGAAACAGATGGAGCATTCGATGGAGCAAACGACGCTATGTGTCGTCCTTTATCAACTTTTAGAGGCTTTGGTATCGTTGCTGCAACAACAACATTAGAGTTACACTTTGACAGCATGTTAGGTACAGGAGCAGATATTGCTGCTGTAGACAAAGCTGTATTAACTGTTACTGCTAACACGCAAAAGGCAATTATTAAATCTCTTACAGAGCAATTTAATGCACATCCACATGCGGCTTCTATGTTAGTTGTATCTGACGACTCTAACTCAGTATTTGCTCATCCAGATATTACTGGAGTAGCTATTACAGTAACTGCTGCTGCTTAATCTTGAATGAGATTAACTAGTCACGATTTACGTGAATTACAAATCCTAAAGTATTACAGGCTCACTAGAAAGTGGGCTTGTAAGACTTACGGGTTAACAGATGCCGATCTTGAACTACTAATATTTTTAGATTGTCAAAAACGGTTTACAAGACAAGATTTTATTGATGGTACTTACACCATGAGCTGGGATAAAACTCGGTGGGACAAGTTAAGAAAGCTAGGCTGGATTGAGGTGTGGAGACACAGGAATAGAACGACTATAAAATACTCAGTGTTTAAAACGTCGTTTAAATGCAGCCAATTAATAAGTAGAATATATAGGATGTTATTAGGCGAAGAAGATATGCCAACATCAGAAAGAAGTGTATTTTACAATAACAAAACATATACTGACAAAGTCTTTAATAAGGCTATTGATGATATGATTAAAGACCCTCAAAGATAAATGACATTTAAACTAGGATCAAGCAAAGGACTACAAGCACAAGGTGGAAATATAAATTCTACCATGAAGTTTAGAAAAGATCAAGATCTTTCTGTACCTGGCGTACCTGTTTATAAAAAGAAGTTAGATGGTGACGTATTGGGAGAGGCAAATATGGATGGAAGCATATACGTTAGTGAAAGCGTAGATCCAAATGATCCTATGATGAAAAGAGTTCTTAATCACGAAATGCAACACGTCACAGCCATGAAGATAGGTAGCGAAACCTACGATGATAATGCTGTTTATTTTAAAGGTGAGGTTTGGCCTAGAGGCGAAGGATACATAACAAATCCACACACTGGGCAAAAGATGAAAGAAGGTGATTCTAGATTGCCTTGGGAATCAAATAAAATACAATGATACAAAACATTTTAGGCGGATTATTTGGTAAAGTACTAGATAATGCAGAAGGAATTTTAGATAAAGTAATAACAACAGATAAAGAGCGTGACGAAGCTAAGTTGGCTATTAAATCTGTAATGTTAGAAGCAGAGCGTGAAGCTTTTGCAAAAGAAGTTGAAGATCGTAAAGATGCACGTGATCTTTATAAAGATGATGCTGTTATTCAAAAAGTATTAGCAACGTTATTTACAGTAGCTTACTTTGGCATTACTTACGTAATGTTTAACTACTTTGTAAACAAGACAATAGATTTAGGTGAATTTGAAATTAGCTTTATATCTACAATATTTGGAGCTATGAGCGCTAAAGTAAATACAATAATCGACTTCTTCTTCGGTGGAAGTTCAAATAAAAACGAACAAACAAAATAAACAAAATGGCAAATAAATTCTTTACAACAACAACAGAGCCGGTAATAACAAGTGGTGCTACTGCTTTCGGGGCAGATGATGCAATGTTTGACTGGACACCTATACAAATTCCAAAAGGATCTTGCGCTCTAGCAAGTATATCTGGATACATAATGGGTAAAAATGGCGATGACCAAGCTACTGGCGGAATTATTGATTTATTTTTTGCTAGAAGCATAGACGGAGTAGCACCTCCAACTATTGGTACTATAAATAGCGCTATATCAAAAGCTAACGCGGTTGCGTTTAGAAGACATCTAATTGGCTATATGTCTTTAGACATGGACGAAAGAACAGACTCAACAGACCCACTTGCGTCGTATAACGCTTTTGGATTAGCTTTTAATTCCACAATAAACAACTCTTATAATCCTATAATCATGGAAGCTGAAGCTGAAGCTAAGGCCAATGGATTTCAAACTATATACGTAGCTGGAGCTTCGCAGGCTGCTTTTGACTTTGGAACAGGAGTTTTATGTGCTGGAGAACACGCTGCAGACGACTTGACTATAGTTATAGATAATGGTAGTGGAGCTGCAAGTATTGCTCTTAACACTCTTGCTGTTGGAGATGAAATAGTAATATCAAACGACACTGCAATTGGAAAAATAACAGCTTTAACTAATGTACTTATAACCGTAGACGCTGCGCCAAACATTCTAGCGGACAACGCTGAAATTGTTCCAAAATTTCCACTAAGATTTAGGTTTGGGTGGCAATATTAAATAACAACTAATCAAATTAAATTAAATTAAATCATGGCAAAAAGAAAAACACCTAAAACTGTTGACTTAAAACCTCAAACAGACAGAATCACAGAAGAACAGCTAAAGTCTTTACAAGGACTAGTCAAAGCTATTAATACTGCACAAGCAGATATTGGTGCTATTGAAGCTAGAAAGCACAACTTATTGCATCAAGTTTTTGAAATACAAGGTATGTTGGCTAAGCTTCAAGAGGAGTTTAAAGAACAGTATGGAACTGGAGACATTAACATTCAAGATGGATCTATTAGAAAACAGAAAGATGAGCAAGCTGATTCGTAAAATTACCATTGGCAAGGATTATAAGATTGACGCAATGCACTACTCTGTTGGACAGGAAGTGTATGGTGGTCATACTATTTGTGATATTATAGAAGAAGAAGATAAGTTCTCTATATATATTAAAAAGAAAAACAATATACTACCTTGGAAGGACTTCAATAAAAATATGGCTGTTTCCGTAGAGTACAACTTAGAATATTAATGCGAAGTGTCTACGGTTTTGTAATAAAGCCTAAAGGTGAAAGATACAAGAACACTTCTAAGGTTGGAGACAAAGAGCTAATAACTAACACTGAAGTTTATAGCTATCAACATGTTAACAAAGAAGCAATAATTGTATCTTGCCCTATGGTAGGTAGTGATCTAGATTTATTACCCGGTGATACCGTTATCGTACATCATAATGTATTTAGAAGATGGCACGACGTTAAGGGTAGAGAAAGAAACAGCAATAACTTTTTCAACGAGGAAACATACGTTATACACGCCGACCAAATGTTTTTAAAGAAAAGCAATAACAAGTGGGAGTGCTTCAAAGGTTATTGTTTTATTAATCCTATAAAAGAAACAGACGCTTACAGCACAGAGCTAGAAAAACCTAACGTTGGTGTAGTAAAGTATTCTGATGGGACAGTTAACACTGGGGACGTTATTGGTTATAGACCAAAGACAAATAGTGAGTTTGTTTTTGAAGGAAAAAGGCTATACAGAGTTTTATCAAATCTTATTACAATTAAATATGAATATCAAGGAGACGAAGAAGAGTATAATCCAAGCTGGACATAGAGCAGTTGAAGAGCTCATTAAAGTTGCTAAAGAAGCTATTGTTGATGGTGATGATGACATTACTGCCGATAGACTTAAGAACGCTGCTGCTACAAAAAAGCTCGCTATCTTCGATGCCTTTGAGATACTTGATCGTATACAAGAAGAAGAAGCTTTACTCGAGGGTAAGGTTACTGAAGAGAAGAAAGAGAAGGTTTTTAAAGGCTTTGCCGAAGGTAGATCTAAGTAATGTACAGACAAACTTTATACGAAATAATAGAGCCAATAAAAAAGACTACAATAAGTAGGCTTAACAAAGGTAAGAAGTGGAAGCAAGGCTATAACAAGGAGCATGATGTTGTTGTACTTAGTGACACTGGCCAAATAGGTGAAATATATAACATCCAGGGATTGCACATAGCCTTACCTAAGCCTCCTAAAAATGTGTATAGCAACAAAGATAAAAAGTGGAAACAACTTGAAAAGCCTGAGATACTTAAGAAGATTAAAACAATATTTGACTGGAGGGCATACCCAGAAGATCAAAAAGAACAATGGCACGAGTACATCGACGGAGAGTTCGACAAGCGCAACGGTGGTTTTTGGTTTAATAATAATGGAACGACTACGTACATAACAGGTACACACTATATGTATTTACAGTGGAGCAAGATTGACGTTGGCGCACCAAACTTTAGAGAGGCAAATAGATTGTTTTTTATATTTTGGGAAGCGTGCAAGGTAGATAAGAGGTGTTATGGCATGTGTTACTTAAAAAATAGACGTTCTGGTTTTTCTTTCATGAGCTCTGCGGAGACCGTTAACTTAGCTACCATTTCAAGTGACTCTAGATACGGTATACTGTCTAAGAGTGGTGCTGATGCTAAGAAGATGTTTACTGATAAAGTTGTACCTATATCAATAAACTATCCTTTCTTTTTCAAACCAGTTCAAGACGGTATGGACAGACCAAAGTCTGAGCTAGCATATCGTGTTCCAGCGAGTAAGTTTACTCGTAAGAAAATAGAAACTAACGAGAAGCTAGAAGAGATAAAAGGTCTTGACACTACAATTGACTGGAAGAACACAGGTGACAACAGTTATGATGGCGAAAAGCTTTCGCTACTAGTGCATGATGAGAGTGGTAAATGGGAACGACCAGACAACATACTTAATAACTGGCGAGTTACAAAAACTTGTTTAAGATTAGGTAGTAGAATTATTGGAAAATGCATGATGGGATCAACGTCAAATGCTTTAGATAAAGGTGGTGATAATTTTAAGAAACTGTACAACGACAGCGATGTCAAAAAAAGAAATAGAAATGGTCAAACAAAATCTGGTTTATATTCTTTGTTTGTGCCAATGGAATGGAACTTTGAAGGATTTATTGATGAGCATGGACAGCCCGTGTTCAATACTCCAGAACGAGATGTTTGTGGACCAGACGGTGAACTAATAGACGTAGGTGTAATAAATCATTGGGAAAACGAGGTCGATGGTTTAAGAGATGATCAAGATGCTTTAAACGAGTTTTATCGTCAGTTTCCAAGAACAGAAGAACACGCGTTTAGAGATGAAACAAAAAATAGTATATTTAACTTAGTTAAGATATACGAACAAATAGATTATAATGAAGGTATTGGAAGCTCAGCGTCGGTAACAACAGGTAGCTTTCAGTGGGTTAACGGAATAAAAGACTCACAAGTTGTTTTTACTCCAAATCCTAGCGGTAGGTTTAAAATAAGTTGGGTTCCGCCTGCTAGACTTCAGAATAATGTAATAAATAAAAATGGAATTAAGTATCCTGGAAATGAACACATGGGTGCTTTTGGTTGTGACAGCTACGACATTAGTGGAACAGTTGATGGTAGAGGTTCTAATGGAGCTTTACATGGATTAACTAAGTTTTCAATGGAAGATGCGCCAGCAAACCATTTTTTTTTAGAATATGTTGCCAGACCACAAACCGCTGAAATGTTTTTTGAAGACGTGTTAATGTCATTAATATTTTATGGTATGCCACTGCTTGCAGAGAACAACAAGCCTAGATTACTTTACTATTTAAAACGTAGAGGATATAGAGGTTTCAGTATGAACAGACCTGACAAAGTTTGGAATAAGTTATCTGTTGCAGAAAAAGAAGTTGGTGGAATACCAAACTCTAGTGAAGATATTAAGCAAGCTCACGCTGCTGCAATTGAAATGTATATCAACGATCACGTTGGAGTAAAAAGCGACGGATCTTATGGTAGTGTATATTTTAATGAAACACTTAACGACTGGGCAAAGTTTAATATAAACAAAAGAACAAAGCACGATGCTTCTATAAGCTCTGGGCTAGCTGTTATGGCTTGCAATAGAAACTTGTACAAGCCAACCGCTGATAGAATAATACAACCTTTGAACTTAACTGTTTCAAAATATAGTAACGATGGATTTTCATCTAAAATAATAAATAATGGCTTATAATACAGGTGTAGTTAGTAATTATTTTCCAAGTCAAGCTGTAAGTGATCTTGAAAAGATTAGTTTTGATTATGGTTTAAAAGTAGCTAAAGCTATAGAAGCTGAGTGGTATGGCACTTCAAACGGAGATGCTAGAACAAGAAACCAGGGCAGAACAAATAGGTATAGTGGTAATCAAAGTGACTTTCACAAGCTTAGACTATACGCTAGAGGTGAGCAATCAATAGAAAAATACAAAGATGAACTTTCGATCAACGGTGATTTATCTTATCTAAACTTAGATTGGAAACCAGTACCTATTATTCCCAAGTTTGTTGATATTGTAGTAAATGGTATTGCAGAAAGAACTTACGATGTAAAAGCTTACTCTCAAGATCCTAATGGTGTTCAGAAGAGAACAGAATACATGGAGTCTATTTTAGCTGATATGAGATCTAAAGAGCTAAATGATTTTGCTAAAAATGAATTAGGCGTAAATCTATACAACAACGATCCAGCTAGTCTACCTGGCGATGAAGAAGAATTAGCTCTTCACATGCAGTTAACATATAAGCAAGCTATTGAGCTGGCAGAAGAACAAGCTTTAAATGTTTTACTAGAAGGAAATAAATACGAAAACACTAAGAAAAGATTTTACTACGATTTAGCTGTGCTAGGTATTGGTGCAGTAAAAACTAACTTCAACACATCAGAAGGAGTTACTATTGATTACGTTGATCCAGCTGATTTAGTTTATTCCCACACAGACTCTCCTTATTTTGAAGATATATATTATGTTGGTGAAGTAAAAAGCATACCAATTAATGAGTTAGTAAAGCAATTCCCACATTTGGATCAAGAAGAAATTGAAGAAATAGCTTCTAAAAGCGGAGGACATAGAGCTGCTTTTGAGTCTTACAAAGAGCAAGATAACAATACGGTTCAGATACTATACTTTAACTTTAAAACATATATGAATGATGTTTACAAGGTTAAAGAAACTAGCACTGGTGGTGAAAAAGCAATACCAAAAGACGACAGTTTTAATCCGCCTGAGAATATGGAAGGTGGTTTTCAAAAAATGCAAAAGTCTATCGAGTGTCTTTACGAAGGAGCTTACATAATTGGGTGTGATAAGCTTATACAGTGGGAAATGTCTAAGAATATGATGAGACCTAAAAGTGATTACACTAAGGTTAAAATGAATTATTCTATCGTAGCGCCTAGAATATACAAAGGTAAAGTTGAGTCTTTAGTTAGTCGTATTACTGGTTTTGCAGATATGATACAATTGACTCACTTAAAAATACAGCAGGTTATGTCTAGGATGGTTCCAGATGGAGTTTATCTTGACGCTGATGGTTTAGCTGAAGTTGACTTAGGTAATGGAACAAACTATAATCCTCAAGAAGCTTTAAACATGTTCTTTCAAACAGGTTCTGTTATTGGTAGATCTATGACGGCCGACGGAGACATGAATCCTGGTAGAATACCAATACAAGAAATAACAAGTGGTAGTGGAGGCGGTAAACTTCAAAGCTTGATAGCTAACTACAACTACTATTTACAGATGATACGTGATACGACTGGTCTAAATGAAGCTAGAGATGGTAGTATGCCAGATAAAAACGCTTTAGTAGGAGTTCAAAAGCTAGCAGCTGCAAATAGCAACACTGCCACAAGACATATATTACAAGCTGGATTATTTTTAACAGCTGAAACTTGCGAAGCTTTGTCTCTTAGAATATCTGACGTAATAGAGTACTCTCCAACTAAAGATGCTTTCATACAAGCTATAGGTGCTCATAACGTTGCCACTTTAGAAGAAATGTCTGAGCTACACTTATATGACTTTGGTATTTTTATAGATCTAGCTCCTGATGAAGAGCAAAAAGCTATACTAGAAAACAATATACAAGTAGCCTTGTCTCAACAAAACATAGACTTAGAAGACGCTATTGATCTTAGAGAAATAAAAAATATTAAGCTAGCTAATCAAATGTTAAAGATTAGAAGAGCTAAGAAGTTGAATAGAGACCAAGCAATGCAACAACAGAATATTCAAGCGCAAGCACAAGCTAACGCACAGGCACAACAAGTTGCCGCGCAAGCAGAAGTTCAAAAAACGCAAGCTATAACTCAAATGAATGCACAGCTAGAGCAAACAAAGTCTCAACTTAGAATGCAAGAGAACCAAGCTGACGCTGTTCTTAAAAAATCTTTAATGGAGTTAGAATTTCAAATGAACATGCAGCTTAAGCAAATGGAAACTGACATACTTAATTCCAGAGAAGAATCTAAAGAAAATAGAAAAGACGAAAGAACCAAAATACAAGCTTCACAGCAAAGTGAGCTTATAGACCAAAGAAAGCAAGGTACACCACCTAAAAAGTTTGAATCAGCAGGTAATGATATACTTGGTGGATTTAACCTAGGTGGTTTTGAGCCTAGATAATTACTAATTTATATTTTATATTATGGAAGAAAATGAAAAAGTAGCTGAAGAAGTTACGCAAGAAACACAAGACACTCAAGAGGTACAAGAAATTGAAAAGCCGATTGTTGATGATTCTAAGTTTGAGTCTGCCGGAGACGATTCGGTAATCAAAATAGACATGTCAACTCCTGTTGTTGAACAAGAACAAGTTGATGAAGTTGAAGACAACGCTGAAGAGCCTGTTGTTGAAGTAGTAGAAGAACAACCAGAGCTTGAAGTTGAACCAGAAGTAGAAGTATCTGAAAGTGCTTTAGAAGAAGTCACTGAAGAAGAGATAGCAGAAACAGAAATTGCTGTTGAAGAAGCTATAGCAGAATCTGAAGCTACAGGAAAAGCATTGCCAGAAAACGTTCAAAAGTTAGTTGACTTTATGGATGAGACTGGTGGAACGTTAGAAGACTATGTTAATCTTAATAAAGATTATTCTGAGCTAGACAACATGACTGCTTTAACAGAGTATTATAAAAAAACAAAACCGCATTTAGATGCAGAAGAAATAGAGTTTCTAATTGAAGACTCGTTTAACTATGATGAAGAGCTAGACGAAGAAAGAGATGTTAGAAGAAAAAAACTAGCGCTTAAAGAGCAAGTTGCCAGCGCGAAGGCCTACTTAGACGGGCAAAAGTCTAAATATTACGAAGAAGTGAAAGCTGGGTCAAGGTTAACGCCTGAAGCTCAAAAAGCTATGAACTTCTTTAACCGATATAACAAGGAATCGGAGCAGAATGAAAAAGTAGCATCAGAAGCTAAACTTAAGTTTAACAATAAAACCGATCAGGTTTTTAATGACAAATTCAAAGGTTTTGAATACAACGTCGGAGACAAAAAGTATAGGTTCAATGTAAAAAACGCTAAAGAGGTTAAGAGTACTCAAAGCGACATTAACAATTTTGTCAAAAAGTTTTTGGCAGAGGATAACACAATGTCAGACGCTAAGGGTTATCACAAATCTTTATTTACAGCGATGAACGCAGATACTATTGCACAACACTTTTATGAACAAGGCAAGGCTGACGCTGTCAAGGACAGTATTAGCAAGGCAAAAAACGTTAACATGGCCCCACGACAAACTCACAAGACGTTTGAAGGTGGTGGTATGAAAGTAAAAGTTTTAGGCGAAAATTCTTCTGATTTTAAGTTTAAGATTAAAAAACGATAATTTTAACAATTTAAAACAAATTAATCATGGCATTAACTCCAGGAACTAATTTGAATAGCGTACCAACTGCTCAAAAGCAAACGTTATCTTCAAATTACTTAGATTTTACAGGCGGCACGGACACAACGTGGGCGCAACAATATTTACCAGACCTTATGGAACAAGAGGCTGAAGTGTTCGGAAACAGAACAATTTCAGGTTTCTTATCTCAAGTAGGGGCTGAAGAAGCTATGACTTCTGACCAAGTTGTTTGGTCTGAGCAGTCTAGATTACACATAGCTTTAAAAGGAACAGTTATTACAGCTGGTTCTACTAACGGTACTTTTACAGTTATATCTGACATTGACGGAAACATTTCTGGTGACGGATTTACTGTTGCTGATCACGGTGTTAGAACTAACGACGTTGTACTTATTGCTTCTGCTGGTATCGTTACACAATGTTTAGTTGTTGACGCTGACACAGCTGTTATTCAAGTTGAACCTTATGACAAAGCTGACTTAACTGGTCACGCTACTGGCGCAAGCGCTTCTACTTTATTAGTTATTGGCTCTGAATTTGCTAAAGGTACATCTTACAACGATGGAAACTTTGCTGCATCTACTTCAAGAACTGCTAACGAGCCAACTTTCAAGTCTTTCTCTAATAAGCCGATTATTATGAAAGATTACTACGAAGTATCAGGATCTGATGCATCTCGTATTGGTTGGGTTGAAGTTTCAGGTGAAGCTGGACAAAACGGTTACTTATGGTACTTAAAAGCTGAAGCTGATACAAGATCACGTTTCACTGACTATTTAGAAATGGCAATGCTTGAAAGCGTTAAAGGTTCTAACTCAACTGTTGTTGATGCTAGTTTAGGTGCTCCTAGTGATGCTTCTGTTGGTACTGAAGGTTTATTTGCTGCTATCGAAGATAGAGGTAATGTAACTTCTGGTGTTACTGGTATTAACGCTACTACTGATTTAGCTGAGTTTGACGCTATTTTAGCAGAGTTTGACAACCAAGGTGCTATTGAAGAAAACATGATGTTCGTAAACAGAGCTACTAGCTTAGCAATGGATGACATGCTAGCTTCTATGAATTCTTACGGTGCTGGTGGTACTTCTTACGGAGTATTCGACAACTCTGAAGACATGGCATTAAACTTAGGTTTTTCTGGATTCCGTAGAGGATCTTACGACTTCTACAAGTCTGACATGAAATACCTAAACGACAAAGGAACTAGAGGCGGTATCAACTCTGCTGCTACTTCTGCTGCAATTAGAGGGGTGATTGTACCTGCTGGTGTATCTTCTGTATATGACCAAATGTTAGGGAAAAACATGAAGCGTCCGTTCTTACACGTACGTTACCGTGCTTCTCAAACTGACGACCGAAGAATGAAAACTTGGGTTACTGGTTCTGTTGGAGCTGCTACATCTGCTTTAGATGCAATGCAAATCCACTTTTTAACAGAAAGATGTTTAGTTACTCAAGGTGCTAACAACTTTATGTTAATGAAGTAGAAATACTTTTTTTAAGCTACCCTGCCTTCGGGTGGGGTAGTTTTTTTATTAATTATTATTATATTATATCATGGCTAAAAAGCAAACAACAAAGGCTAATGTAGCGCCTGAAATGAAAGCTACAAATGAAATGCAACAAGTTATTATTGAAACAGCAGTTGCAGAAAAAAAAGTAGAAACTCCTAAGAACGATTGGGAGATCAAAGATAGATTGTACTATTTAAAAGGCAATAAAAAGCCTTTATCAAGGATGATCAGATCTGCTAATATATTTTTCTTTGACGAAAGCAAAGGTTTTGAAAGAGAGTTAAAGTATTGTGAAAACCAAAGAACAGTTTTTGTTGATGAAATGAAAGGTGATCAAAGATTATCTCACATCATATTTAGAAACGGAGCTTTGTTTGTACCAAAAGAAAAAACGGTATTACAAAAGTTTTTATCTTTACATCACCCAGATAGAGATGTAATGTACTTTGAAAACAAGCCTGCTGAAGTTGCGGCTGATCAATTAGATTACATTGAAATGGAAATTGAAGCGTTAATGATAGCTAGAGATTTAGATATTGATCTAGCTGAAGCTGTTATGCGCGTAGAGATTGGATCTAGGGTATCAGAGATGAGTTCTAAGGAATTAAAAAGAGATTTACTATTATACGCTAAAAGAAATCCTGGTTTATTCTTAGAATTAGTAAATGATGAAAATGTATCTTTAAGAAATACAGGTATTAAAGCTACTGAAATGGGTATATTAAAGTTATCTAGCGATCAAAGAACTTTTACATGGGGTTCTAACGATAGAAAACTAATGAACGTACCTTTTGACGAGCATCCTTATTCAGCTTTAGCATCTTGGTTTAAAACTGACGAAGGCATGGAGGTTTTCTCCAGTATTGAAAAGCGCTTAAACGCGTAACTATCCTATGGTAGAGCAGCCACTCTTCGGGGTGGTTGCTTAACTATAAAAAAAAGACATAATGGCAGTAGATGTAAATAAAGTTTATCAAAGAGTTTTGGCTATCGCCAACAAAGAACAAAGAGGTTACATTACTCCTCAAGAATTCAACATACTAGCTAATCAAGCGCAGCTAGATATATTTGACCAGTATTTTTATGATCTTGGACAGTTTTTAAGAGTACACGGAAACAACACTACGTTTGCGGATGCTGTAGAAATGTTAAAAGAAAAAATAAGTACTTTTGAAAAATACAATACTACAGTAGGATCTGGCGTTACTCTACCTACAGATCTTTATAGGCTAAACTGCGTTAGATTTAACAGTGTTGAAGCCGAGCTTATTTCTCTTAAAGATTTTTACAGAATACAAAACAGCTATTTACTATCACCAAGAGACGAATATCCAATTTACATAAGGACAGAGGGCTCAATAAAAGTATACGGCCACACGTCAGCAACTAATCATGCTTTGTCGCAAAAAGTATCTAACGTAGCATGTGACTATATAAAGAAGCCAAGCTTAGTAAACTGGACTTATAACGTTGTTTTAAGCAACGCAATATACAACTCTAGTGCAAGTGATGTTCAACATTTCGAAGTTCACGAATCAGAAGAGTCTAATTTAGTGTATACTATTTTGAAGTTTGCTGGCATGGCTATTAAAGATCCTTCAGTATATCAGTATGGTGCTGGTGAAGAAATAAAAGATATACAACAAGAAAAACAATAATATATGGCTCAAATATCACAAACACAAGCGGGCTACTATGGCGCTTCAAGTGGTCATGGGGCTTATCAATTCACTTCACTTAGAGACATTATAAATGCGTTTCTTGTAATATACGTTGGAGAAGATAAGCTAATAAGTAAAATTAGCAAAACCGACGTTAGATTTCACGCTCAAAGAGCTTTGCAAGAATTAAGCTTTGACACTTTAAAATCAGTAAAGTCCTTAGAAATAGAAGTTCCATCAACATTACAAATGTCGCTTCCTCAAGATTACGTTAACTACGTTAAAATTACTAGAACAGACAGTAGTGGTATAGAAAGAGTTTTGTATCCAGCTATAAATACCAGTAATCCAACCGCACCTTTGCAAACAGGTTCAATTGGAGATGAGGGCTTTATTGATGCTAACGCCGATGGTGCTATTGACCTACAATCAGAGTCTGATACTTGGACTGCGTTTAAAGGACAAACTGGTTCAAACGTTGGCGAAGACGCCTATAACTTTGATACTGATTTATTTGACTTATTTTTAGGTCAAAGATATGGTATAAATCCTGCTAACGCGCAGATAAACGGAACGTTTTACATTGACGAATTAAATGGAAAAATACACTTTGGTTCTTCTATAGCTGGTAAAACAGTGACTGTTAAATACATAAGCGACAGTTTAGGTACGGATGCAGAGTCTAGAGTTCACAAGTTTGCTGAAGAAGCAATGTACAAGTGTATAGCATACGCTGTTGTAGCTAATAGAGCTAACATGCCTGAGTATGTTGTTCAAAGGCTTAGAAAAGAAAAGAAAGCAGCTACAAGACAAGCTAAGCTTAGATTATCAAACATTAAGTTAGAAGAAATATCTCAAATACTAAGAGGTAAGTCTAAACAAATTAAACACTAGTAAATGGCTGAGATTAAAAGAACTTTTCTCAAAAGCAAGATGAACAAAGATCTCGACGAGAGATTAGTTCCTAGCGGAGAATATAGAGATGCTTTAAACATAGAGGTAACTACCTCAGAAGGAGCTAACGTTGGATCTGTTCAAAACTTAAAGGGTAACATTAATACTACGGTTGTAGATCATAATGGATTTTCTTTAATATCCGGCAGTAGAGCATTGAGCTCTAACGCTACTACTATTGGCGTGCACGCTGACGATTCTACCAAAGCTATTTACAATTTTATCCACCTAGCTCAAGATCTCGTTGCTAATGGTATATACGTGGGTGGCACTAGGTTTACTGGAGTTAAGTCAGACTGTATTACCGAATTTAAACCTTACTTAAATCAAGACGGTGGAGGAACAAGGCCTATTGTAGTTGACGTTTTTGAAGCTAGATCAGCAGCTACACCTTTCGTAGCAGGAGATAACGACAGAATAATAAGTGGATTAGAAACAGTTTTTACAGATTCTAGTGTTCAGGGTAGTAGCAGTGTTCCAGCTGGTATAAGAGTTGGGATGAGAGTTAGAAAAGTTAACCTTGACGGAGCTGCAGTAGACTCTGATAACACTAAAATATACGTAAAGAAAATACTAGGCTCTGACGAAGCAAACGGAAAAATAGAAGTTACTGGTGGAGTATTTATTCCGTACACCCAAGTAGATCTTGACACTGGAGTTGTTTTTAAGTTTACAGCAGAAAGAGTTTTAAATTTTGAAGCTGGCGTTAACAAAATAGAAGAAAATACAGATGGAACTCCTTCTACTAAAACTCCTGAAGATAAGATCATATCATCGATAAATCTTGTTGACGATATACTTTACTACACGGACAACAGAACAGAACCAAAAAGAATATCTCTTACTAGATTCAGAGAAAAACTTAGTTTTATATACAAGCACTCTTCGCACATCTGGAAAGACGTTAGCGGAACTTTCGTAAAAACACCGCTAGAAGAGTCTTTAATAACGGTAATAAGAAAAAATCCTTTAACTCCACCTGTTGTAGAAACTATAACAACCACGAGGCAGCCTATTGCTATTAGGGTTAACAATGCGGATGACTATGGAGATTTTGGAAATATTGTAACACAAGACGAACAAGGATCAGCGACAGCTTTTAACTATTCAGAAGCTACTACCTCTCTGGTTTTGCTACTCGATGATGAATCACCTACTGGTGTCAGCCCTTTTTCTTTTACTACGGCAGAAAACGAGGTTTTTTTACCTGACGGTAGTAATATGCCTAACGGTAACAACCTACTAGCTTTATCTGCTTCAACAGAAAGAGTAAACTGGAGAACTGGTGATGTTCTTCAACTAACTGGAAATATTACAAACTCAACTGCGCTAGTACAAATCCATCTTTCGCACGCAAATGGAGTTGTAGACGGAGATCCTACCCAAAACTTATTTACAACGTTTAGAGTAAAGTTAATTTCTACGTCGCAAGAATACACTGGCACCGAACCAGATGAGTCTTGGTTAGCAGAAATACATGATAGAGATAAAGTGTATGAGGATGACTTTGTTTGCTTTGCCTATAGATATAAATATGTTGACGGTGAATATTCTGCAATATCACCATACTCTAACGTAGCTTTTAAAGCTGGTTTTTACTCTTATAATCCAATAAAAGGATTTAATGGTGGTATGGTTAACAGGGCAAAAAGTATAAAAGTATCTGATTTTATACCTCCTCACACACCTAGAGACGTTGAAAAAGTTCAACTTTTATTTAAGAAAACAAACTCAGCACTAGTCAACGTTATTAGAACTTACGAAAGAAATTCTTTTGACTGGAATATTCAAGGAACTATTGGTAGTAATTACAAAGGGGCGTTAGAAATAAGCTCAGAAGTATTTGGAGCGGCGCTTGGTGAAGATCAATCACTTAGGATATTTGACAATGTTCCAGTAAAAGCTAGATCTCAAGAGTTTAGCTCTAGTAGACTACTATATGGAAACTACCACGAAAACTATAACGTACAAGATGAATCTTTTACTAACATAGATCCTAGGATTAATTCTGGATTTGAATCTTTGTTTACTGACTTTACCGCTAGTTTTGAAAGTAGTTCAAATATGAGTTCTACGCAGCCAAGCGTTGCGCCAGAGGGTAATGATCTGGACTCTGACTTAATGTATCAAATTAGTACTGACTTAACTCCAGGCATCCCTGGCGGTCTTCAGAGTATGACGCCTAACTTCAATCCTCAAGATTTTACAATTAACTATGCAGAAGGAACTAACGACACGGTATCGAATCCTTTTGGTGGTCTTCCAGCAACTATAGAAGTTGATCCTTCAAATGCCTACTCTAATGTAATACCTGGCTCAAACTTAGTTTCTTTAGGGTGGCGTTGTTCAGAAGGGCCTTACTATGAGGCTTCGGTGTCTGGAAGTTACACTTTTAAAGCTAGCGTTGACGTAAAGTTTATGTATGCACAGTTTACAGCGCTTGCTGACAAACCAGCTAGCCATAAAGGATTATTTTTTGGGCTGGCAAGAACAACCAGCAGCGGCGAATGGCTAGATCATGAAAACCTACACGGCGATAACGGCGATTATAACTCTGTTACTATAAACGAAGCCAACCCAAATATACTGCATATTGAAGCTGTAAGCGGTAACAATTTAAACACAACAGTAAATTTTTTCAACAACGGAGCAGGACCATTTCAAAGTTTTTCTTTTGAAAAAACAGTATATCTAAACGCTGGAGAAAAAGTTGCAGCTGGATTCATAGGCTCGCACAAAATACTAAGTCTTACTAACGATGCTTACTATAATACACTTTCTGGCGCAGCGTTTGATGGTATTGCTGGTAACTTTCTTAGCTTGCCAATATTGAACAACTCTTACTTTGCAGTAACAAGTTCTCCTGGTGAAGTAGACACTTTTATTGGCGCACAAGCTAAAAGTTCTGTAAAGTCTGATAGAGAATACCAGGTTGGTGTAGTTTATTCAGATGAGTACGGTAGAGAATCTTCTGTACTAATAGGAAATAGCAAAGGTTTAAAAATTACCAAAGAATCTAGCAATACTCAAAACAGAATTTTTGCTAAAATACAAAACAAAGCGCCTTATTGGGCTAAGCATTACAAGTTTTATTTAAAAGAAATAGCTGAAGAGTACCACAATATTGTTCTTTACAAAGCATACAGCACAGGTGGTTTAAATGATGATAACGATGCTGATGGAAACATAAACTTTGTCTGGCTAGCTTTTAACTCTGCTGATGTAAATAAAGTTTCTAAAGGAAGTTATTTAATACACAAGAAACAACACGGTAATACAACTGCTGTTTTAGATCCTAGCGCTAAGTATAGAGTGCTAGATATTATTGGTAACGCTACTATTGATGAAGAAGAAATAAGTGTTGGTGGTTTAGACTTAGATGCTTTAGGTGCTACTTTTGATGACGTAAATGGAAAGTTTTTTGTAAAAATAGAGACAGACAATAACTTTGTGTTGAATATAGGTGACGGAGAATCTATTACAAATGATGAAAACGTAAGCAGTGGCGCTGTGTTTGAGGTTGTAAAAACTACACCCGTAGACATAGACTTGTTTTATGAAGTAAGCCAAGCTTTTCCAATTTACTTAGACAAGAACAATGCTAGCACGATTATAAAGGCTGGTGATGTAATTACTCTTGAAGAAGGCTGGAGTCAAAACGAATTCAACAACTGGAGTTTACAAAACCTAGCCGTTGTTGCTGGCGAACAATCTGCTTACTCTTTAGGTCAAAGCAACGTGCAATTCAATGAATCTGGCTCTGTTATTGTTACTCTTCAAGAAAACTTTAATTACGCTCTTAACGCTGGATCTGACGCTAATAAAACACTTAGATTTACTAGACCAGATGGTAGCTACTACATACTAGCTGCCACAGGTCTTAACTTAGCTGGGAATACTATAAGAATATATCCTTTTACTCACAAGACTTCTCAGTCTAACTTTTCTAGTAAACATTTGTTAAACTTTTTTAATTGTTTTACTTTTGGAAACGGAGTAGAATCTGATAGAGTTAGAGACGACTTTAACGCCAACGTAATATATCCTTATACTAGTGTTGGTAAAGCAAGTGGATTCAAAGCCTCTCTACCTGATGATGATTACAAAAGAAATCACAAGAAAAACGATATAATATTTTCTCAAATAAAAAACGAAGTTGGTGGTTTGAATAGAACTAACGAGTTTTTAATGGCAGAAAACATTGTAAAAAGACTAAGCTCAGAGTACGGTAGTATACAAAAGTTGTTTACTAGAAACACAGACGTAATTGCTTTCTGTGAAGGTAAAGTCTTAAAAATACTAGCAAACAAAGATGCTTTGTTTAACGCTGACGGAAACTCTCAATTATTGTCTTCAACAAATGTTTTAGGTCAAGCAGTACCTTTTACGGCTGACTATGGCATATCTAAAAACCCAGAATCATTTGCGGTAGACGAGTTTAGATCATACTTTGTCGATAAAGACAGAGGAGCAGTACTAAGGCTTTCTAGAGACGGTATAAGCGCTATATCAGACTTTGGTATGAAGGACTTTTTTAGAGACAATTTAAAAGACTCTGTAGTTTGCATTGGTAGTTATGACAGAAGAAAAGAAGAGTATAATCTAACGATACACACATACGACTCTCCTAATCCTTCTAACAAAAACGTATACACACTATCATACAGTGAAAGCGCTAAAGGATGGATAAGCTTTAAGTCTTGGATAAAAGAGTCTGGAGTTTCTTTAAGCAATGATTACTACACTTTTAAAAATAGCAAGATGCACCTGCATCATGTTAATAGCAAGTTTCACAATAATTTTTATGGAACACAGCAAAAGTCTACTATAACGCCTATATTCAACGATTCTAGTGGTACAGTAAAGCACTTTGACACTGTTAGCTACGAAGGAACTCAAAGCAAGGTTATTAAGTTTACAAATGAAGTTGTTGACGGCGTTACTTATAACGATGGAGAATATTATAATGCTGTTGCCAAAAACGGATGGCACATAGAATCTATAGTAACAGACTTACAGGAAGGTTATATAGACGAGTTTATTGACAAAGAAAACAAATGGTTTAATTATATAAAAGGAATATCTACTTCTCACACAAACCTTGCTGACGGAGATGTTACGAGCAACTTAGACTTTAACGAAATAAACATGCAAGGTATAGGTGACCTAAGTGCCAATGCAACGTCTAACGTTGGTGGTTTTAGCGAAGGGCACGATATTAACGTAAGTGTATCAAACTCCGACAACGCACAATGGTCTTCTGCCGGCTATGAGATTTACAATCAGTCTTCATACCCAGGAACAGCAACATTTGTTATAATTCCAAATGCTGGATACGCGGTTGGAGCTGCAAACTTCAGCATTACCAACAGCTTACCCATTTGGATTACTAGTGTTTCTTTCTCTGATTCTACTATTGCAGGAACTGCTGACAATACTGTTATTGGTACAATAACTTTCTCAGGACAAACTCTTTCTTCAGATGTTTCTCATAGTTTACAAATAGACACTGTTGCCGCACCAACGGCTATGCTATGGACAGGAAATATAAATATTTATGGTTCAGGAATAGGTCAACAGGGTGGTGAAACGTTTTCGCTAACATTGAACGATGACTTTGTTGGTCAATTAATAGGACCAACAATAGAAAACGGTTATGCTTCTTATTTCGTAATAGCTTACATTTCCAGTCAAGCTAATAATTTTTCACCTTTACTAAAGTTTTCTGCAAACAGCGGCGTTAACTACTTTTATCCTTTAAGTAACTTGTTGAGCACTTCTGTTAGCCCTATAAGCGAGGCTGAAAATTATAACTTTGAGCAACAAGTGCCAGGATCACTTAACGCTATTGCGGCTACAACTCAAGGCGTAGAAATAGAGTACGCATACCAAGGCGAAAACGTAGGTGTTGATCAAGACAACATAATAAGCATATATACTAACTCTCAGCAAGTTCAATGCGAGTTTAACAGCTATATTCCAGACGCTAGCAATGAAAATACGCCAACCGCTACATTTGACGACAACGGTGGGTTTAACAATGTAGGATTAGTAACTAATGTTGGAACTCCATCTGTAAAAGTTGTTGCTACAGACGATGATCTTGATTGGCTTACACCACAAACAATAACAAACTACATACAACAAGGCGGTGGCCCTGTATTAGGACAGGTTACCTCTGAAGCATGTAGCTTTACTCTTTCGCAAAACAACGGAAACACTAGAGATTTAGAACTACATCTTTTTTCAGCTATAAACAATACTAATACTCCAGATGACATACTAGCTATAAAACAACAAGAAGCTGATGTTATAAACGCTGGAATACAAATACAAAGCATTATAAACGAAGTTGGAAACCCTGACTATGGTCAAGTTTACGACAATTTAAACGGCACTACTTTTGGCTCAGGCGTTCCTGGCCCAAAACTTACGCAAGAGGCGTATCCACCTTTTATGCTGAGGGTTGTAGCAGACTGCAATGTGCAAGCAGGTGATGGTTTTTCTGATGCTAACTTCACAATAACATATTCTGATCCAGCAAATCCTTTTGCTCAGTCTAACGGACCAATACCAGTATATGGACCTGTTGTACCACATAGTGGAAACTTAAATGTTTCTTTTACAGATAACAATGGATCTTACGCTCATGCTCCTTTGATTTTACTGGAAAACGAAACAACTCAAGATAGAACTCTAACTATTACTGTTACGCATCCAAGCGATAGCTCAGTAAGTAAAACAATAATTGTAACTCAAAAAGCGGCTTATAGTTCCGCTGATAACACTTTAAGATTTTTAAACAACATCGGTGGTTTGGCTAACTCAAATACCTCACCTAACTTTGATGAGCTAGAACAGTTTTTTAACGATGTTGATCCTGAAGAAACAGTAGAAATATCTGCGAATGGTGGCTACAAAGAGTTATATATTAAAATTCCCAACGAAGACTATCAATTTATACAAGAAAATGCAACAGCAAATAATGAGCTTGCAGGGTCAGCTCTTCCTTCTGTCTCTCTACATGAAGCGCAGCTAGCTGGAAGCTACAATCCAGATGAGGGTGTACCTGGATGGTTGCAAAGCCCTGGTATAGATGAAAACGGTAATCCAGTATTTAGTGGAGGTGATGAATACTACGTTACAGAAACTAATGTAGGTACATTTAGCTTAATACCTTTTTTCAATGGTTTTGTTCAAAACTATTACGGAATAAACTTAGCTCAGTACTATTATGAATTTAATTTTACTGAAAACAACTATATTATACCAGGAAACTCTGTTCCTGATACTAGAAAGTTTGAGATTAGAGGTAAGCATCCTTTTAACAACACTGGGCAATACGATAGTAAAATAAAGATTAAACAACCAGCAACACCTTACGCTCAGTTTTTATCTATAGAAGATATAGTGGCTAGTGACACTGATAATAACGGAAACTATGTGGTAAATATTCCTGGCGTTGCAAACAATGGAACACCTCAATTTGGACAATGGTTAAATGGGCAAAATATTTATTCCGATGAAGACTACACTGCAGGAAACGTTCCAGCTGGCCTTATTAGCTACGCGCTTTTTGAGCAAACTACACCTACTTGGCTTATTGAATCAAGCGTAAACTTTAACTCTGGTACATCAACAACGCAAGATTATAACTGCCAAGTTGTTGTTCAGCCTAACTTTACAGGATTTACTAGAGAGGTTAACGTTAAAGTTGTAAACGCTAACTCTACTTTTGACTTCAACATAAATGGTCCGGCTATTGACGATACGTTTCAGCAATCAAGAAAAATAATAATACCTGGCGCTATAGGATTTTTGTATTTAGGAGATCAAAACCTTTCGCCTTTCATAGTCCAAAATTTTCTTCACACCGGAACTAACAACGATTTTTTAGTTAACATGAATGAATCTGAGGAAATACCGCCAAAGTCGTTGCCTCAATCCCAAGGAAACGTAAGCATGAGCACTGTAGTAAACTTTAACGGTCCAGTTCCTTACGTAGCAAACATTAAAATAAAAGAACAAGGTGAAGAAGATTATACTTTTATTACAGATGAAGCTGAAGCTACTTGGATTAGCGTTTTACCAAATATTTCAACGCCAACGCAAAATGAAGTATCTCACAAGTTAAAAGTATCGTTTACTGGAACCGGTGGAGATCCAGGTTCAATATTAAAATTTGATGTTATTCACGGGGCAAATCAAAACTTAGTAAAATCTTACACTATATTTAGAGCATAATTATGGCAATAACAACATTATTTTTTTCAATAGATCCACAGTCAACAGGCGCCGCTATAGGTGACACTGCTTATTATATAGACGATGGCAACTTAGTTGCAACTGGTGGATTTGATACTAGCTCAAGCATTAATAATGTAATTAACATGGGCACTATAACTGGTTTTGGTTTTCAAAACTCTTCTACCGTTGCTGCTATTAAATCAACACACATTATAGTTTTTACAAGTGAAACTTTTAACTCTGGAGATATAAACTTTGAATACGTAGTAAACAGCGGAGTTCCATATTCTAACGCTCAGACTTCGTCAAACTTTTTTCTTTACTACAATGCTGATCCTGGATACACTCAAAATCAAGTCATTAGCCCTGGTGTTCTCTCTACTGGAACGCCAAAAAAAATAGGTGTTGCGCCTTCTGGTACAGCAGCTGGTAGAGCCGCTAACTTTAAAAGTGCTATTGAGTTTGCTTCTCAAGGAGCTTTAACTTGTGCTTTGTCTACTACTTCTGCAGCAAACGACACGCTAACAGTAACTCAAAATATAGCTGGAGAAAGCGGTAACTTACCTGTTAATGATTTTGTAGGTAACATGGATAGTATAACTTCATCTTTTCCTACTGCTTTTACTAGTGGAGCTGATGCAACAACTAGTTTTGATGCTTATACCATGACTGTGGAAACAGACAACTTGTATGACTTGCCAACAACTAATGACTATATATTCTTTAGCAGAGATAATTCTGTAAACTTAAGTTCGCTAATAGGATACTATGCAGAGCCTAAGTTTGTAAATGACTCCACTAACTACGCGGAACTGTTTAGCGTAGGCTTAGGTGTAACAGAAAGCAGTAAATAACAACCTTAAAGTGTAATTATTAATAGATATAATTAAATCATAATGGTAAACAAAAAAGAATCACCTATGAAGTTAGCTCCACTAGCCGCTATGGCTATAGTAAGTGGCGTTAAAGCGGGTGTTGATATATTTAGTGGTTTTGCTGCTAAAAGAAAAGCTCAAAAAGACTTAAAGAAACAGCAAGCAGAACTTGACAAAAGCATGTCTGCTTATGAAAACTTTGACTTTAGAATTCAAAATCCTTACGAAGACTTAACTGTATCTACAGAGGGTCAAAAGCTAGCTAACGAACAAATGACACAACAGTCCGCTAATACTTTGCAATCGCTAAAAGCAGGTACAACAGGTGCTGGAGCAGCGTCTTTAGCCACGGCTATATCTAGACAAGGTGCTTCAAATGCTAGAGCTGCGCAGGCTAGTACTGCTAACCAAGAGGCTGCTAACCAAAGATTAGCCGCGGGTGCTCAAGAGCAAATTGATCAAAATGTAAAACAACAAAACTTTGGAAGAACAGAAACACTAGCGGCACTATCGCAACAAAATGTTGCTACGTCTCAAGGTATGTTAAACGATGCTAACGCTCAAATAACTGGTGGCGTTGGGGATTTACTAGGTTCTGTAACAAGCTTTGCGTCACAAGGCGGTTTTGGTGGTGGAGAAAAAACAATGACAGATCCAGTTGTTGGCAATATAGATGGTGACGCTGCAGATGTTGCGTACAACACTAGAAGCGGTCAAACGTTTGGTATGAATAATCCAAGCACGCTAAACAAAACAGGAATCTTATATGAAGATCTTAACATGACAATAAAAAGATTACAAGAAGATCCAAACTTTAGACACTTGAACAGTGGTCAACTTAAAAGTATATTTGATGAGCAAAACCAAGGCACAGGTATAGGTTTTACTCCTAACTTAACGCTTGGAGGCATAACAGGATAATAATTATGGCAAAAACAAACGCACTATTAGCAGGTAATGCTGCTATTAACAAAGCTAAAGCGGCTTCGGTAATAGACTACGGATCTATGCTTGACAAAAGCGTAGAAATATTAAACACAAGATTTCAACTAGCCAACGATACTACCGTTGCTTTTTTAAATAACATGCCAGAAGACTTTTCTGCTGAGATTGTTCCAGTTGAAGGTAGAGAGCTTCTAACAAACTTTCTTAGAGAAAATAAAGATAGATATGCTGAGCTTTCAAAGACAGCAGGTAAGTACTCTAACAGACCTACTAGCGAAGAGTATTTAAACGCTACTAGAGAGCTAGACAAAATAAAAAACTCTTTTGCCTCTACTAAAGAATCTTTAGAAAACTTTTCTAAAACAAGAGAAGACGCAGCTAACAATGTTGGCAATTGGTCTCCGGCTATGACAGGCGTTGATCAA